CGGCGGACCTCCTGTTCGTAAGAGAGCATTTTTTCGCCCGCGTAGGCCGCCCCAACAAATGGACTGAACATGCGCAAGAAAAAGAAACGTCCAGCCCGGAAGCGCCCGGTGCGCAAGCTCACGCTCGAAGAAGTGGTGACTGCCGCCGTGAACGCCGGAGCCACGGTCAGCGTAGGCTTGGTGCCCATCGGTTCTGGCGTCGCACCCATTCAGTCGATGGTCAAGCCGGGGGTGGACAAGGCTGTCGAGTGGATCAACAGCTTGGAGAAGCCCGAGCGCCCCAAGCTCAACCTGCCCACCAGCCAGTGGCCCGGCTCGCCGGGCACTCGCGACATCATGGCGGCGATGGAATACACCGACCGGGACGTGGACCGGGTGTTCAAGGACAACCCCAGCAGCCAATGGATCATCACGCCCTTCGAGATCATCGAGCGAACCAAGTTCTATGCACCGAAGCCAAAGGCTTTGCCAGTGCCAGAGCAGTCAACGTCAAATCCATCATAACCTATGCAAGACATCCAGACTATCAAGGAAGCCTTCGACGCCCTCATGATGCAGCGCTCCAGCCTCGACATGGACGAGGGCACGGACGGCGATAAGCTCGAAGATGCTGAGAATGCGCTCGACCGGCTGGCCAAGAAGGCTCAGCGCCCCGTCGAGGAGTTGGCCGGGCAAATGTATACAGCCTATTGCGAGGCGGTGGGCGGTGTGGCCTACGACGGCAAGCCGCTGCCCGCTTGGCCGGAGTTCTCCACGGACCCAACCAAACAGAAGCAGGCTGCCGGGTGGCTGGCAGCAGCAAAGGTGGCAGCCTTGAACGCAACCGTGGACACGCCCGCGCTCACGCCGCAGGAGCGGGCCAAGGGCCGCAGCGAGAACTACCACAGCATGTCTTCGGAGGACCAGTGGGCCGAGGACAAGCGCTTGGGCATTCTGGACTGGGATGGCAAATGACCGCACGCCCGGACATCACCAAGTCAGAGAACATGCTGGAGGTCCAAGGGGACCGGGTGTCTGTTTACAGGTACCGGGAGGACCATGTGCCGGACAAGGTGTGGGTCTTGACCTTGGTTCATGTCATCAGCGAAGCGGGGCACGAGATGCGCATGAGCAACCGCGAGGCCAAGGACCGCAAGCCCGACTGGCCCTTCACGCAGGCGTACTACGACAAGCTGCGCCCAGCTCCGCCCGGCAACAAGGAAAACGCCAAGTGGGAGATCACCCTGAAGATCAAATAAGAGAAAGGACATTATGCTAGTTCGAGCCACCAGTGCTATTGCTTACGCAGAGAATACCGCCAGCGGTTTGATCGACGATCTCCGCTTGCTTGTTTACAACGCGGTACACAGTGCTCCGCATTCGACTGCCAACGAAATCAGTCGACGGCCAGAGTTTGCCGATTACCAGATTGATAGTGTGCGCCCGCGCTTCGCAGAATTGCGGCGTGTCGGCATCATCGCCGAAGGAGCCGAGCGCAAAGACCAGCACACGGACATGCTGTCGATTACGTGGTATATCACTAACAACGTTGCGCAAGAATCGGACTTTGAAAAACTCAAGGCACGTGTTTTCTGGGGGGTGAAGCGCGAGGGTCGTGTGGGTAAGCTGTATGCGGACAAGGAGCAGGCGCAGGAGGTAGCCGGTCAGGCCGGGCTATCAGTCATCAAGCTGCGCGAAGCTAAATGAAGACACACCAGTTTGAAGTGGCGGGCGTGAAGTTCCGCAGCAAGGCGTTCGACGAGGCGCAGGTCCAGCGCGGCGACCGGCTGACCCTGATCTTGGAGCCGACCAACAAGTACGACTCCGGCGCTATCGCCGTCTACAAGGGCGAGCACCACATCGGCTACGTGCCGCGCACCCACAACACCTTGATCCACGAGGCGGTCGCCCAGCGCCCAGCAGAGGTCGGCGTCTGCGTGGACGCGGCGTGGAAGGGCGGGTGCTGGGTCGTTGTAAACATTAAGGAACAAGATGGGAACAGTGATGTTGAGGTTTCCCAGACCGCTGGATGAACACACGCACGCAGTTTTGAAGTGGGCGTATCTGAGCGCCACTGGTCGTATCGTTCGTCACAAGGGCTTGTTTGCGGCGTGTGCGAAAGGCAAGTGGCATACCTTCGACGCCTCTGATGTGAAGTACGCCAAGGCGGAGGGGTTCCTGACCATCACGCGCAGCGCAAGCAAGACCGGGCGTGAATCGAAGATGCTGCCCGGTGATCTGTACGTCGAGGAACTGGCTTTAACACCCATCGGCGAGGCTCTGGGCAGCGTGTGTGCTCAGCTTAATGAGGTTTATTACATCATCAACGCGGGTGAGGTTGTTTACGGATCGCTGCGTGACTTCGGCTATCTCCACCTTGATTATGTCTGTCTCTCTGTTGGGAGCACACGTCGGCACTTGCTGCGCGGTCTGACTCCGGGGTCAAGGCTGCACATGAAGCCGAACCCGACTAAGCACAATGCTGACGCGTTGGGGCTGTTTACACTGGAGGGCAATTTTCTAGGGACTGTGCGCACGTACGATGTAGGCGTGTGGTGGCTTGATTTCGCCCGGTTTCGATCTCAACAGATCGTGGTTGAGGTAACGGTGGTGGGCGCAGGCAGCGTCTCCGCCCACGTGATTGCCAGAACCACAAGCCCCAAGCATAAAGCGTTGCCGGAAGACGCTGATTCGGTGCTGTTGGCTGACGCTTTATGAATAGACTTCAACGCAGCAGCCGCGCCCGTGGCGGCAACCGTGGTGGCGTGGGCGGAGGGTACGAGCAGACCGACCCCGACTGGGACCGCAAGCGTATACAACGCCTGCGGGCCGAGTACGACAGCCTCGACCACGGCTGGCGGCAGACCTACCTCAAAGGGCTGAGCGACGCGGACAAGCGGGCGGTGATGCGGCGGGATGAAAGCTGACCCTGACTTCAACCCTCTCCGAAAAGAGGGCTGTGGTCAAGGCAGTGCAAGGCAGCGCATTGCAGCGCATTGCGTAGTATAGCGCAGTACCGCTACGCTGACTTCAACCCTCCCATCGGAAGGGCTGTGGTCAAGGCAGTGCAAGGCACAGCAGCGCATGGCGCCGCATCGGTTGGGATCGTAATGCACGGTACGGGAGTGCTACGCTGACTTCAACCCTCTCCGAAAAGAGGGCTGTGGTCAAGGCACGGCACAGGAGCGTACGGCATTGAACCGCTGCGCAAAGCAACGTACCGCTGTGCTCAGGAATGCTGACTTCGGCTCTCTGTAAACAAAGAGCCGTGGGTCGGCAGTACATAGCACTGCATCGTATTGGATGGTATGGCACAGCGCGGCACTGCTGGGCTGCGCTGACTTCAACCCTCCCATCGGAAGGGCTGTGGTCAGGGCATTGGGACGCGTTGGATTGCAAGGTGCTGTATGGCACCGCAAGGCAGGGCACAGCACTGACTTCAGCCCTCTCAACAAGAAGGCTGTGGTCATGGCTGCGCGAGGCAGACCACGCCGACACACGGCCTTCGCAAAAGACCGAGTGTCAGTGGTGTATTGCATGGCAGGGCAGGGCATAGCAGCGCACAGCACGGCAAGGCAGCGCTGCGCTGACTTCAACCCTCTCCGAAAAGAGGGCTGTGGTCGGGGCATCGTACCGCTGTGGAATGCACGGTATTGCAGCGCAAAGTACGGCATAGGACTGCAATGTACGGCACAGACTTCAGCCCTCCCGGCGGAAGGGCTGTGGTCAGCGCAGTGTGACGCAGTGGGTTGCACGACTAGGCGTTGCAGGGCATAGCAGGGGACTGCGTTGCCAATGGTATGCTAAGCTTCGTCGTCATCGCCATCACTGAGGCGACGCGAAACCTGTTTTTCGGCACGCTCGCTCAAGGTGCCGCGCAGTTTTTCAGCTTGCGCCTCCATGATGCGTTTTGTCGCCGCCTTGTTCGACTCGAATGCCAGCATCCGAGCCGAGTTTTCCTCCGCTTTTTGCAGCCGCATCTTCTGCTCTGGCGTGAGCACATGCGCGTGCTGAGCCAAGACGGCCCGGCTAAGCCGAATCTGTCGGCAGCGGGTGTTGAGGATTTTCCGTTCCCAGAGTTTGAGTTGCTGCTCTGTGGTCGGAACAGGTATTAAACGGTAGCCTTTGCCGTTGTTGCCACGCTCCGCGAGGTAGAAACCGCGATCAATCAGTAGCTCGCGAACGGCCATGATCTCGGTCTTGTAGCGCAGGGTATCGTGTCTCAAGCCCAAGTTGTGCTCGAAATACTCGTGAGTCAGAAGTTCTGAGCCTTCCTTGCTGCCGACCAGCAGCCCGCTTGACTCCATCACATCCACGCAGTGAACGGATTCAGGCAACCGGGTTGTGGCTGGTCTTGGCAGCACAGGTGCGTCCTTAGCGTTCATATCAATCTAAGAACGCGACGGTGAACCGACCAAACTTCGGACGCCAGACGCCAATGCCGATCATGTAGCCGAGGTTGACGGCGGTTTTGCGTGCGTCGACTTCCGAAAGCATGTTGGTGTCGACCATCATTGTGTACACCAGCTTGGCTCCCGTCGGGATTGACGGGCGGTGAAAAGCAACACGTGAGCCTGTCCGGGGTGGAATGCGCACCGGTTTTTTGAACACGTACTCGTTGTCGACCTGAACGTAGGTGTCGTAGACGAACGACAGGAGAGGGTCGATCTCAATGCCGTATTCTTCGGCAAACTCCACCGGACTCTTGTAGCCCTTTGGAACGCTTACCGGGTGTTTCGTGCCCTCGAACTGGACCTGCGGTTCCACGAGTTGGATGGCTATTTCAGCCTGCTTGCCCAGCTTCTCCTTGGCGGCTGATTCGCGCAATCCCTTCTCGAAGTTGTCGCTGGGGATGTAAAAGCTCTTGGCTTCCGCGTCCCAGTAGGCAGCAGCGCACCACTGGAGTTTGAGGATGGCAGCTTCGAGGTCATCCGTGTTTTGCTTCTTGAGCTTTTTCTTTTTGACTTGGAGGTCTTTGATGCACTTCGTCCACAGGTGCGTGCTGTCCAGCGCAACAGTGTTGTGCAAAAGACAGGGACGAATGAGGGTGTTTTCGACCTTGATCTCCACAAGGCCGTTCGAGTGTTTTTTACTCATAGGCAGAGTGCGCCGCCCGAATTCTGGTCGGGCCGTCAGTTAGCTGACATCATGCGCTGGCGATTGCGTGTTGCGTTTCATCCGGCGCACGCCGGTTACTTTGCGTTCGCGTTTCGATAGCGACAGACTAGCGTGGGCGCACTGTAAACGAACACCAGATACCAGTCAACGTATTTTTACACAAAATCAGAGCGGTCAAAACAAAAATCTCGTTCTGGCTTATATGGCACAAGACCAACCAATCAACCGGCCCGTGTCGCTCCCGACCGGGGAAGAACTCGAACGCCAGATCAAGGCGACCGCTGAACAGCACGAGCGCTTGACGAAGCTGAAGGCAGCTTCGGATGCCCGCGCTGCCGCGCTGGCTGTAGCGCATGAGCAGGAGATGGTGATGGTCAACTTGCTCGCGCAAACACCGCTGGCGCTGGCTGTAGCGGACGGGCCAGCCAAGGCCGAACCGCCGCCTGTTGTGGACGTGGTACCACCAGCCGTGGTCGCGGCTACGGTGCGCTTGCGTGCTGGGGAGGGCGCGAACTTCAAGGTGTACCATTTGAATGACCATCCCGAACGCGAGCGCGAGGTCGCCGTCCTGATCGAAACAGGTCGTCAGCGGGTCGAGCGCAAGACAATGAAGCTCAACAGAAATCCAATCGCAGCGCTGGCCCAGCATCTATGGGTTGCCCGCAAGCACATCCATGACCATCCCGAGGCTGCGAACACACGGATTTGGGTCGAAGACCTCTACCGCCCCTATCACTGCTCCATTCCCGAAACGATTATCCGCTTGAAGCTGGCGCGGGAGTTCAGCGCTGTGACTTTCTTGAACGAGATCAACACGACGCCCAGTGGGCGCGGGCACCACGCTTACGTCAGCTTCGGTCCTGAGATTGGCCGGTTCACAGAGGACGACCTGCATTTGGCCATCACGGAGATGACGCGCCTGCGTGGAGACGGGAGCTTGAGCGTTCTGGAGCAGGCTGTGCCCTCCGAGATGTCTCGCGCTTGGGCCAGCATCAACAACGAGAAAGATTGGCGTAAGTGCCGAGTTTTCTGTCCAAAGATGGCCTTCGAGGCGTTCGACGAGTGGTGGAAGCTGATGGATTACCACGTGCCTCAGCGCCCGATGGCGTGGTCGTGGCTTCCGCAAGCGGACCTCGACCCAGACCCCGAACCGCAACGCGCCCAGCAGCCGAAGCCTGTGGTAATTCCTAAAGCTCCGGCTCCGAAACCCGCCACAAGTAAGGTTATCGCTGAGCGCATGAATCAGGACGGTCCCGGTCCAAAGTAAACCGGGTTCTTACCCAGTGATGAAACCGGAAATCACCGTAGACGTTAAGCGCTGTGCCCGTTGTGGCAAGGACCACGAGAAGATCGTGTTCAAGAAGCTCACCCAGCCCGGCCCGCGCCACTCGCACTGGGCACCGTGCCCCACCAATCAGGAGCCGATCATGATGCGCGTGGTCGAGATGGACATGGCGCACACCAAGGAGGACGGTGCCCAAGGGGCCGAGCAGATGGAGGTCAAGAGTTTCGTGTTCTCCAAGGAGTGAAACAAGAGCGTTGTTCGTACTGTGGCCGCCGGGGGCACTGGCGGCCAGACTGCCCAGAGATTGCGTGGTTGATGTCTCGACCCCGCAGTGTAAACATTCAACTGGTCAGCACACCGATAGTGGCCCGCACGCGGAAACTGAAGGCCCGCTGGCGCTGCGAAGAAGACCAAGACATCAACGCCTTCTACGACATAAACGCCGAGGCCGAACTGGTCGGAGCGTTAGAAAGGTCCGCCATGAAGCAGGTCCGTGTAGACAAATCCAAGCTGTTGGAAATTCTCAAGAAGAACCGCGACGAGCATCGCGGCATCTTCCTCGAAGCGCAGAAGTCCTTCCGCGCCGTCGCCATCAAGATGCTCGATGCGCAACTCAAGGACGCCCGCACCGGCAAGCCCTTCGAGTTGGCCCGGCTGACGACGCTCCAAGCGCCGGAAGACCACACCGCCGACTACGACCGCTCCATCCAGATGTTGGAGATGAGCGTCGACAAGGAGATCGCCGTTGACGAGCGCGAGTTCCAGAACTACGTTCAGGACATCTGGTCGTGGAGCCGCGACTGGGCCACGAGCAACATTGGCTACGTCAGCAAGAGCAGCCGTGGCTACGGCAAGCTCGCCGCGCTCTCGAACAGTTGATAGTATACGGACTGGCGAAGTATATGACCACAGGCCCACATGGATGCACCCCGGATCAAGAGATGCTCAGGCTGGCTCTTCAAGAAGTGACGCTGTCAAAGCGCATCGCGGAGTTGGAGGCGGCAATCGCAACGCCAGCCGCTGTCTGGACGAATATGTTGCGCGGGACGATAGCGATGCCGGGGCAGATGGCGCATTTGGAGGAGAGGGTGCAGGCCCAGGCTCAGCGCATCGCGGAGCTAGAGTCGGAGCACCTGCCGGAGTGCGACATCATGGACCGGCCTCCCGAGGGTATCAAAAAGCCGTGCAATTGCAGACGGTGGAGGAGAGTGGAATTGGACGCGGCGCAGCGGCGCATCAAAGAGTTGGAGGAAGAGTTGCGAATAGAGTCCCGGTCAAGAAGCAGCGAGGGAAGCGGTGGTTGCGTGGTGGCGGGGGAATGATGCTGGCGTTCTCAGTACAGTTCGCACGCTCAACGAGCGGATGGACAAGTATCCCGACGCTCATGGAGTGTATGGATCGCCTGAGTTGCAACAGCTATGGCAAAGAATTGCCGCGCTCCAGAAGCGCATCGTGGAGTTGGAGACGTCGATGCAGAACGCTCTCGATCACGTCGACGCCCTAAAGGGCCAGAAATGACATTGGGAATACCAGATGAACCGACACAGGCGGACGTTGACCGCCTGCTGGGCCACTTGGTCACGGCCACCAAGGTTCAATGGCGCATGTCCAGCAGGTATGTGAAGGAGTCCACCTTCACCAAGTGCTTGCGCTGGGAGGACTCCTTCGAGGCGATGCGGCAGGAGGCGATGTCCACAGGATGCGGCTTTCTCGTGGCTCAACAAATCAGTTCTTAAAGGTCATGATACGAACCATTCTATATCGGCTGGGCGGTGACGGTGCGTACACTGAAGGCGTCCTCCACGGTTTCAGCGAAGGGCACGCCATCATCGAGAACATCGAGACAGGCGAGATCGGCCTTGTGCCGGTCAAGGCAGGCAACCTGAAGTTCAAGGTCAAGACCACGGAGTGGGTCGAGATGCAGGTTCGCGCCCAGCGCGAGGCGCAGGCCCAGCAAGTCGTGGCCATGCCCAACGTCAACTTCCGCACAGGCCGTTAAGTGTGATCCCAGAGTCGCCAGACGCGCAGAGCATTCAGCCGATTATTTTGGCCTTGGCTCCGGCGCGTGAAGTGATTCTGGAAGAACTGCACAAGCGCGAGCGCGAAGGCCCGCCGGGCCATCCTTTTAACGGCATCGTGCTTTCGCTGGCGGAAGACTACGGAATCTATCCAGACGAATTTAAGGCAACACTATGAACATCGAAATCAGCCATCGCGACATCACCGGCCCCGGACTCTACATCATGCGCTGGAACGGCCACACCGGGTTGACCCGCGTGGTGGGCGACGCCAAGCGCGGGTACAAGATCATCCAGCCCGAGGGCACGCCCGAAACCTACATGCGCGGCCTGCCTGAAGATGGGCACATCCCTGATGACGCCCTGTTCAGCGAGCCGCTGAACATCGTCAAGGTGTGATCGAGCACCCCGACGACGCCCTCCTAGACCCACGCGCAGAGTTCGAGCGCCTGCTCGCGCCCTGCGTCTGTGATTGGTGCGGGAAGGCGCACGTGGTGCGCAACGCCGAAGAAGGCGTCGACCGGCTGGTCATCATCAAGCCGGAATGGCGATGCCGGGAGGTAAAGCAGGGCGGCTACGTCTCCAAGCACTGGAAGGCGTGGCGCGTCTGCTCGCTGTGCCTGAGCAAAGGGCAGTTCGACAAGTGGATATTCCCGGTGATCGCCCACATGCCGGAGAACGACTTCTTGGCGCAGTTGGTTCAGGTCCAGCCGATGAACCTGCCCGCCGCGCAGGTGATGTACATGGACATCGTGGTGCTCCGGGCCTACGCCGAGCGCCCGCTGAACCTAGCCCTGTATGGACGCGCCCAGATCGACCTGTAGTTATACCATGAACTCGATGATAAAGCGGTTGACGGAGTCGGAGGACCAAGTGCGCACGGACAAGTCCACGCCGCTGCCGGTCATCATCGACAGCCGCCCGGTGGAGTTTTGGCGCTGCCCTCACTGTCAACAGGAAATCCACGAGAAGCACACGTACGTCAACGAGGGCGTCGACTACCACTCCGACTGCAAGGGCGCGCTCAAGTTCCCGCCCACGGACTGGTCGAAGATCAACCCGGTATGGCGGAAAATCTTGGAGCCACACGCGTAGTTACTGCACGTATGAAACACACCAAATACATGCTGGGGGCGCTTCTAGCGCTCGTGTGCCTGATAGCTGTAAACACCTATGCGGCGGGTGACAAGCCGCTGTTCGACCCGGAGGGTTGGACGATGAGCCTTGGAGGGAGCGGGGGAACCACGCTCTCAGGGGACGCTGAGTCAGCCTTCGGCGCGACGATTGACTTGGGCCACACCGGGCATCTCCTGCTTCCGCTTCAAGGTGGTTTGCGCCAGACCTTCAACTACGGCGACGGCGCAGACGGTGACGCCCAAGTGCTGTTCGACACGAAGCTCTACTTGGATGCCACGCTGTTCACGCTTGGCAAGAAGCTGGATGTTTTCGCGGGCGGCAACATCGGCATTCACTACGGCAACACGCCCCTGCTCTGGGAAGCGGCTCCTGAAGCTGGCCTGCGCTGGTGGGTCAAGGACGCTGTTAGCGTCGTGGGCCGGGTTGAGTACCCGTTTGACCTGAACAACGGGCGTGCCTCCGAAGTGCTGAGCTACTTCCTTGGGTTCCAGATCAAGCTGTAGCGCGTGAGTTTTCCTGTTACCGCCAAGATCGGGGACATCCTCGTCTTGGCGGTTTTTGTTTTCCTCTGGCTCGTCGCCCTCTGCAATCCTCCGTAGTTAGAGCGTGACACGCGCCCGACGCCTCGTAGAACAACTGCTCGAAGAAGCGGTCCAACTGCTGCCTATGACGCAGTGGAACCTGCCGCACATCATGGAGGCGTACCGCAAGCGGCTGAAGAAGATTCCGCCCTTGGAGAAGGGCAACCACATGACCGCCATGAACGAGATGTTCGACATCTTCGCGGCCAACTGGGCGACTGCCTGTACGCACATGGTGGGCAGCGGCCTTTGGCAGATGCCTCTGCCGTGGGGCTGGCGTCTCTTGGGCAACGGCAACAGCGCCAACACAGTGATCGGGCCGGGTGACGCCTCCGCTGCCGAGTGGATAGAAAACCCTTTGCTGCCAGACATTTACAAGGGCTTTTGGCGGGACAAGCGCGACTTGTAAATATAAGCGTTGACTGTAAGGCCCGTGTATACGATTATGGTGCTATGGAAAAGCTGACTGAATCTGAACTGGCGGAGTTGGACCGCGCCATGCGCGTGGCGGACGCCGCTCCGACGGCCAAGGAGCAGATCGAGGTCATGGGCAAGTGGCTCAATTTTGACCAGAACCGGCTCTCGCCGCAGATGCGCCAGCGCTACGAGCAGGTCATCGACAAGATCGCCTACAAGACCGTGATTCGACGCCATCAGGCGTAGTCTTTGAGTTCGTCGTACGTGAACTCCGTGACGGCGCACGCGCAGTCATCCACTCCATAGCTGACCAGCAGCCGGTCAGGCTTTGCGATCAAGCCGCAGGGGTAGACGACGCGGGTGCGCACAAGCTGGCACTCCATCCACGGCCAGCGCTTCATGCGGCGGCCACCCACCAAGAGCGGGCGCTGGAGCACCTTGATGGGGCGGTAGGGCCACTCCGGCTCGTGGTAGATGCCGCCCGCGAAGTAGCAGCGGTTGAACCTGCCGCCGCGCAGGAAGCCGTGGAAGATGGAGAAGCGCTCCCCGGACGGCAGGAGGACGCTGGGCGTGCCGCCCCAGATCGGCCCAAATCGCCACGAAAGGCGAGCGTCCATCTGGCGGTTGTCCACTAAGTCGCCACGGGAGTCGAATCGCAGGGCGCAGAAGGGCTGCCACATCTGCACGCAGTCCAAGTACTCGGAGCCGTTGATCCACGACCAGTTCTTCTCGTCCGGCCCGCCGACGATGTACCGGTTGCGCTGCCAGTCGGGCAGGAAGGGATCGCCCAGCTTCTCCCAGTGGTGGGACATGTTGACCTCCATGAGCCACACCCGCCACGACCGGGGGCACGTCGAGTAAGCACACCACGTGCGGTTCATGGCCCGGAACAGGCGAGGGTCTTCCCCCTCCCAGTGGACAAGCTCGCGGCCTGTGGGGTAGAAGTCCTCGCCCACTTCGCGCACGATTACCCGGCGCTGGCGGCCCCAGTATTGGGCCGCGCTGGCGATCATGGGCCGGTTGACGAAGGTTTCCTCCAAGGTGTCCTGCCGGAAGGCCATGAGGTAGCCAGCGGCGCTGGGCACGAGGCTGGGCTGATAGGCGACCTCGCTGGGTAGGCAGAGGACGTTCAGATACGTGGGCGATTTTTGATCCATTTGCCTGTGTCTTTGGATTTGAGGTTGACAGCAAACACGCGCTCCTTGGCGCGAATGCGCCGGTAGCTGGCCGCGCCGTAATCATTGGCGAAAATGTACTGGCAGGCGTCGGTGATGGCAGCTTCCGGGCTGGGGTAGCCCATGTGCGGCGCGTACATCTGGAACCATTGGCCGCAGTGCCCGCTGAAGATTGGAAAGTACCTTCCGTTAGGCAGGTTCACCCAATAGCGCGCTTTGGCGCGCAGGTCGGGCTTCCACGTCTTGTCGTGCTGGAGCTTGATGCGAATTTTCATCGTTTTGTGGGTTTTGGCAGCTTGCCGCAGTAGCACGGCATCAGCCTGCCGTTTTTGTATACGCCGCGAGGTTTGCCGCAGCATTCACAGCGCTGGCCGCTTGGTTTGGACTTCTTCACGTTCTAAAGAACATGGCAAAGCAAGTTCAGTGTGCGTGGACAGGGAAGCAGGCGGCGCTGGCCAAGGAACATGGCACCCCGGCGGAGTTTGCGGTGGCTGTCTAGCTGCGCACGAAAGCCTCCGGGTCGTCCACGTCGACCGATTCGTTCTTCCAGCCCGGTTCGCCCGGCTTGGGCACGCCTGCGGGCCACGTGGCGAGGCGCTGGAGGATGGCACCGAGGAGGTAGTTCATCACCATCTCACTGCCTCTGACCAACTGCTGGTAGTCAGGGAAGCTCTTGACCTCGCGGCTGCGCTTGCAGTGCGGGCAGACGGCCTTGGTGGCGGGCCGGTCGTTGTTGCAGTACGCGCACTTGTTCGCTCTGCCTACCAGCAGGAATTCCCACGTGCGCCCGCCGCCGTGGCGGCCCGGATCGCGGGGGTCCATCGGCGGCTCCGGGGAGTCGTAAGGCGAACGCGCCGTGGTGCGCAGCCACGCCTCCTTGCCGTTGCTAAGCTTCTTGACCCAGCGCTCCTCACTCTCGGTGCGGTCGAGGCGCTTGAAGCCGTTCGTCTTGGCCAGCCGGGCGACCGGTGACTCAAGATGGGCTTGGACACCGAAGCTTTCGGGGTCGTCGATGCCGTCAAACAGTTGGCGTGCTTTGGCCACGACTTAAATACCCATTGGTGATTTTCAGGCGTCTGGCTTGGCCGATCATCTGGAGAAATCGTTTTTGCTCAGCCGGGGTCATGTCATCCATTGGAGCGCTGCCAGTGATGAGCGTTTCATGGAGTTGGTCGGCGAGCCACTGTACGCGAGCCACCTTGCCCAGCAGGTTGGAGAGCCACATCTGGTTTTTTCGCTCTGATGGACTCCAGTTCATCTTGTCGGCCAGCAGGTCGAAACGGTTGACCTTCTCTTTCTGCATCATGGCTTCGTCGGGCCGAAGCCCGCAGGTGCCGTGGCAGGCTAGCGCTTCATAGTCCACGCTCAGCTTGAAGTTCTTGGTCCCGTTGAGATCGGCCATAAAGTCGCCCACGGCTGACCAGCGGTGGGGCGAAGCTAGCGCCACAAAATCAACGGTGTCGAACGCGTGCTCGTTTTGGCTTTTGTGCCGTCCCATGAGTCAGCGTCGTAGAGGGTTCGGCGGCATGAGTTCTGTGATGTCCTGCGTGTTGAGCAGGTTCTCGCCGGGCATACACTTCACCTTGGCCATCGCCGTGCCGCAGTCGCCGGAGACGATCTTGGCGCGGACGTAGAACTTGGGTTGAAACCGTCCGGTGACGAGCTTGTGGGAGTTGGTCAGCTTCTTGGGGCTGCCGTAGAGGATCAGGGATTTCATGTGTTTGGCGTGGGTTCTTCTGTTTTTGCCTTCATCAAGGCTATCAGCGCGTCCATGCCGTCTTTGGCGAGAACGTCCATGTAGGCACGCGGCAGCTTCTCCAGCTTCCGCATTTTGTTCAGGGTAAGCTGTATGACGCAGCCCTGTCGGCGCTCCATGTCGGTGAATGGGAACGAGGTAAAGCTTATTTCGCCGTCGACTGGCTGGGTCGCGTTGATTCGGCGAAGGAGCATCGCCCTCACTTCTTCGTCCATGATGTCCGGGCTGGCTGATTCTACCGCCGCTCTGAGCGCCGAGGTCGTTGTCTTCGTCAACAGGATAGCCTCTGTATCGGCGGGTTCAGTTGTGAGAATCATCAGCACATCGTAAAGGTGGACTTCGGTGATCTCACCTTCCGCCCCTCTGGAACTGCGCTCTTTGATGATCTCGATGTCTTCACGCGTGGCGATAAAGACTGAGCCGCCGATGTCCTTGAGCCAGCGCCCTTTCTTCTTCAGCGACCAGCCTACTTTGGCATCGAGGGTGAGCAGGCTGGGGTTCCACTTCAGGTGCTTTGAAAGCTCAACCCTTCCTTTGGTGTCTCGGTACTTCATAGGAGATCGTTGATGTCGGTGACGGGGAGGGTTGTCTTGATGAGCGCCTTGCCGGAGCCGACGCTGGTGGCGTCAATGACGAAGGGCTTCCTCTCAACCTCGTAGCGTGTGGCGTAGCCCAGTTCCTTGGCGACGATGGCGGTCATCTCGAACAGTTCGTCCTTGGGGCCGAAGAAGCAGATGAAGACCTTGTTGGTCTTGTCGATGCGCCACGTGCTGTTGTTGCGCGGTATCTGCCACTGGCCGCCGTCGCGCAGGCCGTGGATCAGGTTGCGGGTAAACCGCAGGTCCGTTTCAGTGGGTCGCCAATTCAGAGTCACCCGCTTAATGTAAACGAACGCACTTGAGCAGTCAACCGTATATTTTAGATGGTATCCGACCGGCTGATCGCTTCGTTGAACAGTATTTGTGAGCCAGTGCCTCCGAGATCAAGCCAGTCCGTTGAGACAGGAACGCCATCGGCAACATCGCTCATAGGGCAGTACACAACCAACTCTCCCGGTTGAACCGTTAGTGGAAGATCGCGAACCGGAGCGCTCAGCGCCAGCACTTCTGCCGCGCTCAGGGCTTTTTTCCAGATCGCAACATCTGCGAGCCTGCCTGCGTAGTAGTCTGTGCTGAGCGCCATCGTCGCGGCTGCGATCCACCACCGCGTTCCGAACTTAACGATCTCGCCAACGGCCTTGGGAGCGCCGTCAGCAGCGCCGCTGACATACAGGATGAGCGTGCCGTTTTCGAGGCACGTCAGCGCGACGTGTATCCAAACACCCGGTACGACCGGGACTAGGCCCGTAACGGTTGGGTTTATGCCATCATCTTGGACAAAGCCTTTGAAAAACGGCCCTTGTGCGAGCAGGAACGACACGTTGTCCAACGGGTCAGCAACGGCTGATCCCGTTCTGGCTGCAATGGTACGATATGTTGCTGTCTGCTGCGGTTTTACCCATGCGCTGATCGTGTACTCGGTTGGCTTGATCGCTGCCGATCCGTTATAGAAGGCTGTGCGCACAGAGGCTCCGACCGGGAATTCGTATACGGTTGAAACAACGGTTGGCGCGAGGACTGGCAGACTGTACCCCATCGGAGCGCCTGCGACGTTGGGTCCGTGGTTGGCCTTGGAGATGCCCGCCGCACCGAATCCCACGCGCAACGTGGAGTTGTCCAGCACGCCGTCACTTCCCAGCCCAGTGGGCGCTGTTCCATTTAAGACAGCTTGGACAGGTATGCGCCCGCAGCCTGCCGCGTTGGGTCCGTGGTCGTATCTGGCATTTGGATTGTCGGCGTTTGCCATAATCTAGTTACGCAGGACGACCCGGCCCGATCCGACCCGGTATGTTGCCCTGTGCGTCGGCGTGCGGGTCCATGCGCAGCACAGGCCAGTCGCGCAGGGCTTGCCAGTACCAATCGCTGTAGTGGCTGGCGATCTTCTGGACGCTCTCACGCTCCTGCTCCGGGGGCAGGTTCTCGGCAGCGTTGCGCTCCATCATCTTGTCCACGTCGCGGATGAAGGCGCTCATGGCCGCGTGGCTCTGCGGATGGACCGTGGGAGGCGGCGCATCGTTGTCGTTGAACCAAGCCTTGGCCCGGTAATTGTAGACGTTTGCGTGGACTTCCGGGCTTTGGCCGCCGAAGAAGAAAAAGTAGGCGGCGTGCATGGTGCCATCCGGGGCTTCGTAGCCCTTGTACCAGTAGCGGGGCACGTTCTCCTCGTTGTAGAAGATCGCCAGCAGTTCCTTGTCCTTGGTGCCTGCCTTGAAGCCCAGCCGGTTGAGTTCGGGCACGACCAGCCCCTTCTCATGGGAGCGAACCACATCCTCTGGGTCGTCCGGGTCAGGCTCAGGCACCGGGACAGCCGGGGTGGCTGCTTCAAGGTGGAGGCGGCGCATCCGGTCGTCATCGGGGATGAGCGGAATCTTGTAGCTGGTGGCGTCGATGTAGTGGCTGCGGGTTCCTTCCAGTTCCGGCGGCCCGCTGGTGACCTCCACGTTCCAGACGGGGTCAAGGTACATGCTCGCGCCGGGGTCGCCGTCGTGGACGCGCAGGATGTCCTCCCGCGAAGTGTCGAGCACCTTCACCACGATGTCGCCCCAGACCTCCTTGGTGTCGTCGTGCTCGTCCATGCCCAAGACGTAGGGAACCGTGATGAACTTGCCGACGTGCGCCTCGTAGTTGGCCATCGCCTTCTGCTCTGCTTCCTCGCGTGAGCGCACCGGCTCATAGTCCTTTATGTCTTTTGGTGTTGACAGCAGGTACTCCTTGGGGTCGATGTCGGCATCTGGGTCCACTGATTCCTTGACCAGCCACTCTTTGTGCTCCGTGTCGAGGTCTTGCGCCCGCTCAGGGAAGTCGGTGTCATCGTAGTGCCGGGCGTACCACGACCACGAGTCCTTATCGAGTTGGTTCTTGGGGATCGCCAGCTTGAAGAAAATGTGCGAGCCTTGGCCTCCTTCCACCTGTGCGTTGTGGATGGTGACGCCCATGTCCTTGCAGAACTTCTCAAGCTGCTCGCGGAAGAACTCCGGGGGCAGGACGTTGCCCTCCCTGTCCACGGCCCAGTACGCGAATCCGTTTACAACGACCCACTTGCCCCACGGCTCGATGCGGTTGTGAGCGAGGCCGTAGTTGGTCAACTCGTGGAGCAGGTCGTCGAGCCGGTGAAGCTGGCGGATGTACGTCTCCGGCTCGCCTTCGCTGGACTCGACGAACGGGAACAGGTCGCTGGCGAAGTCCTTCCGGCAGTTGTTGCAGAAGTAAATGTTCTTCTCCACGAAGTGGGTGATGGTCGAAGGATCGTTAGGTCCAACCTCCCACTCACTGCGGCCCCCGTACTTGGGCAGCGAGATGGTGCGATTCAACTGGATGGCATCGGTCGGGTGCGTGCGACCTTCGGCATCTACTCTGGCCGTGCGCCCGCAGAACTCGCACATGACCTCTGCTTGTAGACGTTTGACGTACTGCTCCGGCGCATCGAGGTCGCCCTCGCTTTCCACCGATTCGAGCTTCACCTGCGGGTAGACCATCTGCATGTAGGCGTTGAACTCCTTCGCGGCCACGAAGAACCAGATGGGCGCGTTGGTTTCGCAGACCCACTGGATTACCGGCACCGGGCACCCGATCTTGTCGAGCCATTGGCGCACAATGCTGCTGCCTTGGGGATTGTTCAGCCTGTAGCGGTAAGTGACCACATCCACCGGCACGTTTGCTCCACGCTGCCGGTGGTCCGCCTTCATCTGCTGCAATATGTGGCGCATCTCGGTCACGCGGTTATAGCGGAACACGTCGATGCCGTTGACCTTATCGCGGACCCAGTTGGCGGGCGCGTCGGGGAAGTGAGGCTTGATGACATCAAAGTCGATGAAAACACGGCCCATCATCCGGGGCATGTAGCTGCGCACGAAAGCTTCCGGGTCGTCGAGGTCAGGCTCGTCAGCATCGGGGATGGCTTCCTTGAGTTCGTCCGGCATGATGTCAGAGACTTTGCCGTCGGGCGCGATGCGCAGGAACCGGAACACGTCGATGCCCGTCGTCAGCTTCAGGTGGTGGGCGAACTCCTTGAAGTCGGCGATGCAGGCAGGCAGAATCTCTGGTGGAACGATGGAGCCGTCCTCCCAGCCGCCACGAGCGTCGTTGAGCAGGAACGAGAGCGAGTAGCCCAGATTCTCCGGCCTTAGCTGGGGCTTTTCCTCGTCAGGGATGTCGTCGTTGATGGCCGAGTCTGGATAGGTGACGAAGAACTTCCAGCCGTAGTAGTCGTACTCTGGCCCGTTGCGCCGCCCGCGCACAGCGTAGGAGTCAAAGTCCACGTAGGGGTCGTCGTGGTGCGCGTGGTACTTCGACAGCACGTCGTCCTGACGGCTGATCTCGTCCAAGGCTTTGGGGGTCTGCGGCGTGGACTTCAGCGCGTCGATGTAATGCTGGGCAGGCGCGTCGAGGTCGTCGGCGCTCTCGGCGAGGTTGAGCTTCAGCCATTCAGCCAAGGCTTCGGTGCCGGTGAACTCCACGGCCACGTCGATCAGTTGGCGGCCAAGGTCGCTGATGTTGGCGTAGAGCATCGGCTCGCTGCCGGGGAAGAACGGCCAGAAGGTGCCGCTGGTTGTAGACGGCCAGTCGCCGTCGGCTTCCACGATCTTCTTGGCCCACTCCACTTGCTTCTCTGAAGGCTTGAGCCAGACGCTCGCGACGCGTTCCCATGTGCTGCCGTGGCCTTCGTCGCTGACATGGAAGTCGAGCATCCGCAGGATGCCCAGCATGTTGGCCTCCAAGAGCGCGTAGTCGCGTTCCAGTTGCTCCGACACTTCCTTGGTGTCAACATCAATTCCTGAGTCACGGGCGTTGTCCTGCAAAACCTCCGGGTCCGTGGTGTGGATGTGAGCGCCGAACCGGATGTCTTCCAACTTGCCCACGTCGGCTTTCTTGCCCAGCCAGTCGACGTAATGCTCCGGGCCGGGGTCCGCCAGCAATTTGTTTACAATGGCCTGTGGATCGGGCATATTAGTCCCAGATCGAGTGCATTTCGCGTTTGAGGCGGCGGGCGTAGACTTCCGGCATTTTGAACTCGTCGTCGTACTGTTCCACGGCGATAATCAGGAACGCCCGGTCGATGTCCACCTGCTTGGGTGCGCTGCCAATCGCGTTGGGGCGCATGATGAGGTTCAGCGCACCCGCTTGTTCGGCCTGCTGCTTGAGCATCTTGGCGTGCTCGATGATGTCGCGGATGTTCTGGTCAAACTCCAGCGGGCCGGTGTAGCGATCCAACTCTGGGATGTCCAGTGGATTGCTTTCCGGTTCTTCAAGTAAATGGCGAACGATGCCGTCAGCGCTCATGCGATAACTACCGTGGAAGACGAGGTATCCACGGCGGAGGCGATTCGGCTGTTCAGCCTTCGACGCAAGAACACCAAGGCTCGCTGGGAGAACGTCTACCGTCTCTGGCAGGAAGGCAAGACGCTGGCCGAGATCGGCACATGGATCGGCAAGAGCGAGTCGACCGCCCGTCAGTTGCTCAAGCGGTCGGCCTTGGAGCGCCAGAAGCAGCCGGGCTTTGTCTGGCCGGTGGACGCGGAGGGCAAGAAGATTTGCGACATCCCCCACCCGATGCCCAAAGGCGACCAAGCTTACCGGTGGGCGCATGTGCGGGCGCTGCCGTGCCCGCCCCGGAGCTTGGATAAGGAGGCAAAACCCGAACGGGCTTACTGCCCGGTTTGCCGCCGGGTTTACCCGATACCCAAGACCTTGATGGAGGTATTGACCTGACTTTGCTGTTCTTCTTCGTGTAGATGCGCTTGTCCCAAACAGTGAAGAAGTGGCTTGGCGTCCTATCGAGGGTCGCCGTGGAGATTCCTATGAGCAAAGAGACACAGACCGAAGAAACAACCGAAGCAGCTAATACGATCTGGCGGGCGCACGCCGCGCTGGACGCTGTATACGGCAAGGGCTGGTCGAAAGACAACCCTGAAACAGTGGCGCGTTTCATGCAGGCGCTATCCACTCAACAGTTGGCCTCCGAAGCCGCCGCGCTGCGTGAGATTTTCGGCAGCGGCAGCGGAGCCATCACCATCGGCATCGAGAAATCATGAAGAAGCGCACGGTCAGCAACACGACGCCCAAGCAGGCCGCCCAGAGCGGCGTTGAGTTCTTGGGCGATCCCAACAAGTGGGTTGTGCTCCACAAGGCGTGGAATACCCGCGAAGGCTGGATGCGGTCCACCAAAGCATTGGAAATCCCCGGCGTGGGCTGCATGGTTCAAGTGTCGATGCTGGACGAGGATAGGATCGCAGAGTCCCTGTGCTTCGTTCCTGATGTGGGAATTGCTGATGACAGCAATAGCGGGCGCAAGCTTGTGCGCAACCAATACAGCACCCTCATCAACTTTTCTTCCAGCGGCTCGTCCTCGACAGGCTGGGTGGGCACCGCTGGGGACGCTCTTGATGCCAAGCTGGAGGCGATGCGGAAGCAAGAGAAGGAGAACAACCCGCTCAACTTGCCCGGCGCGGCCCCCGGCGACCCGTACAAGCTCATCCGTGAACTGACGGACTTCTTCAAGGAGAGTTGGAAGGTATGCCCGACGAACAAACAGTGGCAGCAGTTGATTGCGCTGCTGAAGGCCAACCTGTCTTAGCTTTCGCGAAGGAGTACCGCTTCCTGTCGAACTTCTGGCCGTGCCGGGTGTTCAACGGCCACTGGTACCCGTCCGTCGAACATGCTTATCAGGCGGCCAAGTGCCTCCATAAGCGCGACGAGGTAACCATCAGGAACGCGGACAGCGCCAGCATGGCCAAGCGCATGGGCAAGTCGGTGGAGCTTCGCCCGGACTGGGCCAAGATCAAGCTGGAGGTCATGGCGGACCTGCTCTGGCAAAAGTTCGTGCTCAACCCGGAGCTTCGGGCGCGGCTCTTGGCGACGGGGCACGTGGACATCATCGAAGGCAACACATGGGGAGACACGTACTGGGGCAAGTGCGGCGGTGTCGGGCATAACCACTTGGGAAAGCTCATCATGCTCATGCGCGATGTAGCCCGCCACATCGTTGAGAACACCTACGCCCCGGCGGAGGTAGTTAACAGCGATGGCCGAGAATCCAGAGAATCAGCCGGTTGACTTGGACGCGCCGACCGAAAAGGTCGTGAAGCAGGCGCTCGCCGATCTGCCGACTTGGGAGGAATGGCTTCGCAAGAATGGTTTCGCGCTGGGCAAGGAGCACAAGTACGCGTGGTCGGACGTGGAGTGGAACCGGGATTGGCCCGGTGCGGGGCGCGGCTGGACGCTCAAGGTTCACCCGGAGCAGAACGTCATCACCGTTGCTGTTTACAACAACTGGCTGCGCTATGGCCGGTCACTGGGCTTTCAGTTCTTCGTCAACGAGCGCACGCTGCCCAAGGTGGTCGGGGCGCTCATTAAGGAGATCGAGCGCAACGTCAGCGACCACACCCGCAAGCGGCGCATCAAGCTGCTCCACCAGCAGACCCCGTCGGATACCCGTGTTGAGCCACAGGAACCCGGCGGGTTCAACGGGCCACCCCAGCCTGTCCGGGTCGAGTCGATCCCGCGCAACAAGCCCATTCCCGATGACCCCACGAGCCTGACCCCGGAGCAGATGGACGACTTGGTGAGCCGGGTGCGCGTCACCTGCTTGCCCAAGGGCCAGCGCGTGCGCATCCGCCTGAGCCAGAACACGCGGCTCAACGGCATGATGGGCACCGTTGTAGACGCTGGCCCGCACGCCTGCTACGTGGCGCTCGACGATTACGTTCAGGCCGGGGACGACGATCCCTTCCGGTTCGAGGAGCAGGAGATGGAGCCGGTCTACGAGAACCAGCAGGAGCCAGACCTCGACGCCCCGGAGCCTTACGTTACGGCGCTCGACTACGCCTTGGGGTTGGGCAAGCTAGGCTATCAATTCCTCGCCAGCAGCTACCGTAAAACACTGAGTTTTCCTGATGGCGAAGGGCAGTTGCGCATCCTTGTTGAGCCGATGCCCAACGCGTTGAGCCAGATGACGGTGGTCATCAACCTTGAATACATCCAGTTCGGTGACATGGAGCGCATTCAGGATGTGGTGACCGAAGCGCTCGACGTGGTGGACTTGGTGCGTGAGATCGAGGTCATGGTGGGAGAGTCCAAGAACATCACCGAGTTTGCTGACAAGCTGCGCGAGCGCAATTTTCCGCACAGCAGCCCTGTCGCAGCGGACAACCGGCTGCGCCACATGTTTGGCGAGTCGGCGATGGAGCCAGATGTAGACAATCCTCAGCCTTACTTCGACCAGCTTCAGCGCCACACGGAGGTCATCAACGAGTTTCGCCGGAACGGGCTGCGCATGAGCCGCCGGATGACGGCCAAACATCCCTACTACGCGATGTTCTGGATTCCCACGGCGGTCGAGGGTGTCAGCTACGACGTGTTCATCGACCCGCAGCCGGACGCAAGCTGGCAGATCAGCGCCCGTGGCCAGAAGGAGTTTTCGGATGACAAGCATGGGGACTGGCAGGAGGAATTCGGCATCTTCCACATGTGGGACATACCCGCCGGAGCGAGCGGCGAGGAACTGGCCAAGGAGGTTGACAACATCTTGTCAGACATCCGGCACAACAAGGGGCCGGAGGAACCGACCATCTACGAGCCGGACGTGGACGACGTGGACGAGAGCGAGGAGGAGATCGGGGACTATGCGGCCTACGCGGCGAGCAGTGGCGGGTACAACCCGGTGATGCTGCTGACCTCGAAAGACATCAGAAAGATCGTGCGCGAGCTTGGCTTCAAGGTGGGTGGACTTTACCGCAGTCGCCGTACACATGGTTGGACAATGAACCTCAGCCCGGCCACCGGCCAAGCGTTCGAGTTGTTTCAGAAGAACCCGCACCGCATGGCCGAGTACGTTAAGTATGAGTTGCGGGAGGGGATCATGAAGCGCTTGCCGACCTTGGCTAACATCGAGCGCAGTGTGTATGTGATCGACGACAAGCTCATCATCAACGCGTGGGTGTGGTCGTCGAGGAGCAGCGACCTGACGAACCCCAACAACTGGACGATTTACGCGGACATACTGCCCAGCGACCATGACCAGCGCCTTCGGGGTGGCCGGATGGCTGAAGGTGTCGACGACCCGGACGACATACAAGACTTGACGAGCTACGCCAAGGGCGCGACTGATCCAGTCAAGGCTTTGGAGGAAAACGGCTACAGGTACGGGAAGTACAACGAGGCGGGCAACCCGCGTTGGAACAAATTCTGGCCGCTGCCTCAGCCGCTCACACCGCTGGTCAAGTGGGCACCAACGTTTACAAAGTTTTGGGGCAGCCCTGACATTCACGGCCAGTATGTATACGGGTTTACGGCGGAGAACCGCCCGGCCAAGACCGGCTACATCGTCGTCAAGCCGCTTAACCGGAAGCTTGATGAGGACGACTGGGACATCGTGACCAGCATTCGCCGGGTGCTCCTGCGGGTGGAGGAACTGGTTCGCAACCTGCCGAACACGAACGACCTCGATACGGTGTGGGACTACGTAGACACCGGGATGCAGAAGATCAAGGACGATGTAAACACCGAGGCTGACGCGACGTGGGAGGCCCGGCAGCCTGCGCCCACGCTGCCGACGGTGGCTGAGGGCTTGGAGGACTTCGAGGACGAGGTTGACCCGGCCAGCTACGCGAAGACCACCTTCGATCCAGAGCAGTTTTTGCGGGCGTCAGGCTGGAAATTCCACTCCGATCTGGCGTGGAAGTATTACGCAAAAACTTTCCCGACGCCGCGCCCGTACCAGCTTGGCGGTATGACATTCATCGGGGTTCAGGTGCGCATTGGGATCACCAAGACCCTGTTCGACACGACCAACATCGGCTTTTACTTCACGGATGATAAGAACTGTTGCATGGGTATTCAGGGGTACGACCTGCGCTCTCAGCGCTTGCAGCCGGTGGCCGACGAGGAGGAAGAAAGCCCGAAGAACAGTGATCCCAACATGTCGATCCGGCGCTTTGCGCTGGGCATCGGCGAGGTCTTGGCAGCCTGCGACTGGCCGTCTGCTGGGGCCGCCTTGGCGGCTGGAAGCAAGGTACAATGGGACGTGGCCAAGTTCGTCAAGGAGTTGAACCAGCGGGCGGACGCGCCCCTGCGCCCGGCGCAGCAGGAAAGTATGGAGGACATGGACCCGGAGCGCTACGTGCGCGAGCTTGGCACCCTCGACCACGTGATGGCGCTCCACGGCCTGAGCAAGATGTACCGGAGCGAGGATGAAGGCGGCTGGGTGCGCACCTTCAAGTACACGCAGCCTGCCTACTTCACGATGGACGATGCCTCCATAAGCGCGACCGGCGTCACGGAGCTTAGGCTGGTCGTTGGGTCCAAGAAGCAGGTCGATCCAATCAACCATCAGCCCGTGTACGACGTGAGGATATTCGTGCGCATCCCGGCCAGCGCCGGGGAGTTTGTCGGCAGCCGTGTCATCTGGGGCACGAGCGAGGTCTTCAAGCAGGAGCACGAGGCGGCGCGGGCGCTCAACACGGTGGTCACACACGCTATCCAGACCTTGAAAGACGACCACAAGCACAGCCTGACGACGATGCGCCAGATTCTCCAGATGGGGGTTGGCCCGTTTCTGAAAAAGGACGACGAATGAGCAAGGCAACTGACATTGTAAACAAGCTCTTGGAGGCAGACGCGGAGCCGGACGAGGCGGACGAGGCGGAAGTCCAGCGCTACCTCGAACTCGTGAAGGCCAAGCCGGGTCTGCGCCGATTCAGCCGCGAAGAATTGCTGCGCTATCTGGCGCAGCGCCCGCCCGCGCAGCCGGAGCCTCCGGGGGAGCCGCACCAGATCGTGCGCGAGAGCGTCGAGCAGGAGTTGGTCGCCGCTTCCAAGAAGATCAAGCACTGCGGCGACTACGGCTGCCTCTATTACCACCCCGGCAAGCACGAGGTTCACTGGACGGCAGGCGACTCGGATGGGCCGCCGGATTACACGCACCCCGACGAGATTGAGAAGCTTTTGAAGCTGCCCGGCATCAAGCACGTGGAGGTCGGCGACGAGTGGTCCCCGGATGAGGACGAGGGCTGGAAGCGTTTGAACGAGGCCGAGGAACTGCCGCCCGAAGACCCGCTGGACGCCCGCGCTGAGGTCGACCGCCTGCTGCCTACGAAGACCTATCGGCTGGCAGGCAACTCCATGATTCACGCGCCGGGCGTTATTCGCATGGCCCAGACCGAGTGGCGCTCGCGCAGCAAGAAGCAGAAGACGTGGGCGCTGAATCTCATTAAGGCATGGCAGGGGTTGCCGGAGGACGTGTACCTCAAGATTCTGAACGGCGAGTGTCATATCGAGACAGAGGGCGACGGCGCGGTCGTGACGATCAAGCAGTACTGAAAATTTAATGTTGACCGCGAAGGGACGTTTGTCTACACTACCTGTATGAATGCGACAAAGCTGGCGCTCCAACGGGCAAGCTGGTCATGCCTGCTCAAGACCAGCTTCAAGATGTTGGCGGGCTACAAGTGCCGGGAGCACGTCAACGACTACTCCAACCTGTTCGTGGTCACTCACCCGGAGTCGCCCAGTTGGAAGGTGGTCGTGGGCATCTGCTTCAGCGCCTTCGGCCAGAAGAACCGCTTGGAGGTCAACAGCAAGCTGTTTGCTCCGGGCGTGAGTCAGGCGACGGCTGCCAAGCTCATGGACCTGCTGCGCGAGATGCGCCGGATGTACGACAGAGGCATGACCGAGGCACGGGAGAAGGAGGCCAAGGCCGCCAACTGGCGAGAGCGCCAAGAATCCGAACTGCATGGCCTCGAAACCTTTGAGTGGCTGGACGCTGCGATCATAACGACCGGCCCGCACGCTGGAAACTACCGTGTCACGTTGGGGGTCGGCAACCCTCTGGAGCGCCTGACGCTGGCGCAGTTCAAGGATTTCCACGAGCTATGCTGCCATTTTGTCCAGAACGGTTAGAGGCGATGAAGGCGCGGCTCCCTGCCGCCCTTACGACTGTTTACGACGCAAACGATAGCGGCCCGCGCCCCGGCGAGCAGCGCAAGCAGGTCTTTGACTTCGAGGACGGCGTTCGGTGCGTCGTTTCCATCGACCACAACAGCGAGGCCAACGTCTTGCACCTGTCCTTCAGTTGTCAGGATTGGACGAAGCTTCAAGTGATTGAATTCCTGAACCGGATCGAAGCCATCCCGGTTGAGTTCTGGCCCGACATGCTTCTGCTGGAGTTGAGGCGCTTTCAGACCTCGTGCGCTATCCACGTTATTTACGAGGTTCCCCTGTTCTTTAAGGTATGCGAAAGCATACCACGAACCGGCTCGTTTGTGCCCTGATTTGGTGGTTCTACGAAAGCCACGCGCCGTGGCCCCGCCGCGTCCGCGTGATTCGTGTCTACAGCTTGAAGCAGTACTTCTGCGCTTCGGGCCAGCACGTTTGGGTTGAGCACCCGCATTACCTCCGCACTTTGTACCGGGCCGTCGGCATGGTCTTTCCTGCCTGCAAGTGGCTCTGGGATCGCGGCGAGGCTAAAATCTGGCCGGATAAGGAGAAACCAGAATTTGGTGGCGGGATGTAGTTAAGGCGTGAGCGATCCTGTGGAATACCCGCAGTTTTCCGTGGACGGTTTGCCGATCACGTACGTTCCTGATCCTTTCAAGGCGGACGGCGTGCCGACCGACGGCCAGTGGAAGGAACCGGTGCGCGTGCATTCGACCGGTGTCATTACGCTTTCCGGGCTGCAAACGGTGGACGGCGTCAGCGTCATGGAGGGCGACCGGGTACTGGTCAAGGATCAGGTTGATCCGGCCCAGAACGGCATCTACGTGGCCAGCGCGACCTCGTGGCGTCGTGCGCCGGACATGTACCTCTGGCCGCAGTTTGTGGGTGCGGTGGTGGCGGTGTCCGAGGGTATTTCGGTCGGCGATACGGTGTGGATTTGCCAAGTAGCATCAACCGGAACTGTGGGCGTGACGCCCAACTACTGGATCAGCGTTTCTCAGGTGGCTGGAACATTGCCTACTTTTACGCCGCTGCGGGCGATAGTGAGCGATGTGGCAGGTACTCCGGCGGCCAGTTCTACCACGGCACAGGAGATTGCGTTCGTCAGCGGGGTTACCAGCGCGGTTCAGCAGCAGTTCAATTTTCTCTACAACGAGGCCGGGGCGGCGTACACCATCGCCATCGCGGGCACCAACGCGGCCAGCAACGCGCAGTCGACGGCCAACAACGCCCAAGGCGCGGCGGCCACCGCCCAGAGCACGGCCAGCAGCGCCTACGGTATCGCTGTGGCGGGCACCAATGCCGCCGCTACCGCCCAGAGCACGGCCAGCAGCGCCTACGCCATCGCTGTAACCGGCACGATCATCGGTTCGTTGGCGTATACAACAGCCGTAGCACTAGGAGACAAATATGTCCGTACCACAAGATTTGCAACGATTGGCGCAGGAACAAGCGGCACAGTCGCGCTTCCGTCGAACTCCACTATCGTCCTCGACGACTTCGGCGGAACGACCGACGCTGTTGTTACGGGTCTTAGCGGCGGGCGTCCGACCGCTAGTCACGTATTCACAGCGGCAGGGGCCATTGTCTCAACCACTTTCGATCTGGTCGGCAATTATGCTCTTTCTGGCGCTCCAAACGCTTACCCTGTTGCTCTGGTATATCGTGTTCGGCAGAAGCTGAGCGATTTCGACAGCCTATCCACCGACATCATCGGCAGCTACGACGTGGAGGCGCTGGATTCGGTCACGGGCACACCCAATCAGGTCTTGGTCAACGGGACCACTGGAGCGCCCCAGTACGGCGGCGTGATCCTGACACTTCCGCAGAGCATCGCCCCAACTTCCAGCCCGACCTTCGCCGGGCTGACTTCGACGGGCAGCGTATACACTGGGTACGTTGACTTCAACACAGTCAACGCGGGCACGGTGCCGCGTGCGACGGGCCGCCTCTGGTGGGATAACGTGGCTCAGACTTTGCAGATTGGCATGGCGGGTACAGCGGTAACTCAGCAAATCGGGGAAGAATTTCTCATCCATGGCTACAACAGCACGGCAGGTATCATCGGCAATGGGCATGTTGTTTACATTACCGGGGCCACCGGAACTTACCCGACTTTAGCGCTCGCGAGCGCGGCGGTGCGCAGCCAGTCAAGAGGGGTCGTGGGCTTGGCGACCGAGGATATTCTGCCTAGCGGGTTTGGCTACGTGACCTCGCAAGGCATAGTTAACGGCATCGACACAGCTACGTTGACGCAGGGACGCCCGGTGTACTTGGACACAGTGGCAGGCGGCCTGACGCTCACGCCTCCGCCTCCGCCGTATTCGACCGTGTTCATTGGCATCGTGGTGCGCCAGAACGGGAGCACAGGCGCAATCTACGTGGACCTGCGGCCCTCTGGGGCGTTGAGCGAGTTGCAGGACGTTTCCATCCCAGCGCCGCTGGCTGGGCAGAGGTTGATTTACAACGGGAGCGTTTGGACTGCTGCGTACGCGTCGGGGGAAGTGTCACACACATCTTTCAGCTATTACCTTAACGGAACCTACCCGGAATTTCCGGGCTACGAGCTACTGACTACAGAGCCAACAGGAGGCACCGAGGTCATCGAGACAGTCTCCGTCACGTCGGCAGGCTCCGTTCTGATTGACCAGTACATCAGCGGGACGTTTGGCCGAACGCAGTTGGACGCGGGCGAGTGGCTGTACGAAACCTACGCTTCAGCGAACAAGAAAGACAACTACCTTCAAGTCAAAACCTACGTGCTCTCAGGCACGACTGAGACATCGCTATGGTCGTTTACAACAACTGAGATTCCAACGGCAGTGGGTCCGGTGCCTCAAACGATTTACGGCACGGTCACGCCGGTCAGCCTGACGGATCGTCTCTTGGTGCGCTATTACGCGGGGCGCACCGGCCCCGGCAGCGCGAACGTTTCGCTCTATCACAACGGCAACGCGCACTACACGCACATCGACACACCCTTCCCGGCGTTCCATAATAGCTTGGCGGGGTTGCAGGGCGGCGATGGGAGCGATCAGTTTTTCCACCTGTCGGGAACCCAGTACAGCCAGTTTGACGCGACGGTATCCACTGCCGCCGCTGCCCAGAGCACGGCCAATTCCGCGTGGGCTTTGGCTCAGATTGGAACGAACACCGGCACCGCCGCCTATAATCTGGCCAGCGCAGCTTACAATTTAGCCTCTGCGAACAGCCCGCTTTTCACACTTTTGTCTGCGTCTACAGGCACAATTTTGCCTGCTTCTCCAACCAACCTTGTGATCCTTGCGGACAGCAGCGGCGGTCAGGTGGTCGTCGCTCTGCCGGTTGCAACGAATTGGGTTGGCCGAATAATCCACGTCAAAAAGACAACTACGGATGGCAATACCGTCATCCTCCGCAGCGTGAATGGCTCTAACACGGTGGACAGCACGCTGAATTGGTCGTTCACGACCCCGTTCACGTCAGTTCAGGTGACAACCAACGGCACAAACTGGTATATCCTCTAAGCCTATGTCCTACACCCCCATTGACTCCACGGTCCTGACTGGTGTCCTGAACAACCAAGGCACACAGGCCACCAGTGCGCTTCAGACGCTAATCCTGAACAATCAAGGCACACAGGCCACCAGCGCTCTACAGACGACGGGCAATTCCACGGCAACGGTGGTAATGAATTCGCAAGGCACGCAAGCCACGGAAGCCACGCAAGCCAACATCTACAATGCCTTGGGAACGCTGGCCGTCGCCGCGTCCGGCACCCGCGCCGTGCTCTACGATGAGTCAGGAAATCCTGTCGAGGTTGTGATCGACACGGACAACAAATACCACTTGGCCGTCAGTCTAATTCAGGATGTCAAAGTCAGCGCCCTCAACTCAACCAACGTCGCGCTGGGCGCTTCTGGCAGCTACACTGGCCTCTCCGAAACCACCCTTGGTGTTGCCGGTATTCAGGTGTCAATGAAGACCGACCAGAACACCGCTGTTTACGTTGACCAAAGCGCAGACGGGACCAACTGGGACGTGACGGACGATTACGGCTATATCACCAGCAAGCCGTTTGGCGTCACGGTCCAAGCCGTTAGCAATTACTACCGGGTGAGAGCGGTAAACGCCCGAACCATACCTCAAACGTATCTGCGTCTTAATACCGCCCTCTGCCCAGTCATAGAAGCAGTCCCCCGCACGCTCAGCGACGAAGGCAATCTCAAGGTTGAAGTCTACGGAATCGAAAGCGAGATCGGCGACAAAGTCTACGTCAGTCAGCAGCGCGAACTGAAAACAGCAACCGCCGTGCGGCTGGCTGGGCAAGCCTTTTCCGGTTCAATTTTAGACGCCAACTTCTGGGGAAGCGCTGGGGTCAGTTCTGGCGTCGCCGCTCAAGGCAACGGCCAGCTTACCCTGAGCACCGGCTCGTCGGCCAACGGATTGGTGCGCATTACGTCATCGCGCAGCGGTCGCTTTGTCGCTGGAAATTCCAACTACTATCGCGGCGTGATTCAATGCCCGGCAGCCAGCGGCTCAAATATCCGGCGCTGGGGCGCTTTCAGCACCACCGACGGCTTTTTCTTCGAGAGAGATGGCACGAACTTCAGTTGTGTCTCCCGCCTCAACAGCGTGGATACCCGAATCAGCACCGGGAGTTTTAACGGCGACTTAGGCGCGACCTTCACACCGACCTCCAACGTTGAAGTTTTCGACATCTACTACGCCCCGTTTGAAGTCGTCTACTACATTGATAACGAATTGCTGCACCGGCTGCCCAGCACGACAGCGCCTTTGAGCAGCACCATGACGCTGCCGGTTGGTCTTGAGTGCAACAACCTTGCAGGCAACACCGCCAACAACACTTTGCAGGTTCGGGTTAGCTCCATTAGCCGACTGGGCGATCTGTACTCCGACAGCTTCGTCCGGGCCACTGCTGCCGCCACTTCAAGCATCTTCAAGTACGGCGCGGGAAAACTGCACCGGATCGTTTTCACTGGCATCGCTGCCGGTTCGGTCGCGGTTTACGACAACATCAACGCCAGTGGCGTTGCCTTTATTGACCTGACTCTGCCTACGGGCGCCGGGGCTTTTGTCAGCCCATTCAGCCTTGAAATTATGGCCAACTTTTACACCGGGATGACCGTCGTTACGACCGCCAACGTCAAAGCTACGTGGATTTACGAATAGCTTGCCGCCGGTCAGTGCTGTTGTATACACTGACCGGATGAGCTTTGAAGCCCTCGATAGCCCGGCGGTGGTTTTGCCGCGAGTGGGAGATGTGGATGGCACGCTCCTGCGGCTGGGATTTGCCGGGCACACCGCCAAGGGGATGCAGTTTTACCGGCAGTACGTTCCGCTGTTTGAGGGCGGCGTCAAGGCGCAGTTCGTCACCCGGAACATCAGCCACGTCAGCATCGTGATCTTGCTCACGGAAGATCGGGCGCTCCACGGCAAGGTCTGGATGAAGTACGGCTACCCGGAGCGCTACATGCGGGGCAAGCGGCTCATTGACAGCTTCAAGCCGCTCACCAGCGCGGAAACCTACCTGACCATCGACTTCTACCCGGACTGGGCGCTGCGCGAGGCGGAGAAGTCGCTGGGCTTCCTGATCGAGAGCATCAAGACCAAGCGCATCGACATGGTGCTGGAGGTCAACGGTGAGAAAAAGGACATCCCGCCGTGGGAAGCCGTGGTCTGCGCGGTTCAGCAAACCCTCAGCAGCAAGAGCCGGATGCGTTGCAGCGGTGAGTGGTGGATCGAGCCAGCGCCGCACCCTCCACAGCCCAAGCTCAGGATCATTGAGGCCAGCAAGTACTCACGCCTCCCCAGCTTCAATCGCGGCGTACTCCGGCAGTTTCGAGTCCGGCCACGGGATGTTCACCGCCGCAATCACTGAGTGCTCCTCGTTGGTGAGCGGCTTGAAGCTGTAGCCGGGGCGCTTGTCGGCGTGCTCGAACGTATACAGCTTCACGAACTTCACCGGGAAGATGCGCTTGGCCTCGAACCATGACTTCACGAACGCGCCGAAGCGCTGGATGAAACCGTCCTTGGTGGGGTCGAACATGGTCCGGGCAACCACGTAGGCCCGCTGGTTCAGGTCGAGAACTTCGTAGCCGATGCCGTAGGGGTGAAACTTCCAGAGGTCTTGGTAGAGTTCGCGCTCCCACTCGCTCGTGGCTACGTGGTGCGCCACGACCTGCTCCGGGGTGATGTCCTCCTCGTTTTCCCTGATCGGTTTGCCGCTCATGAGGCCGGTGCCCGCCTTCCAAGGCAGGTGCGTCTCGAACTGAAACACCGGGTCTTTGCGCAGCCTGCCGTAGATCGTGAACGTTCTCATCGAGACACCGGCCCGGAGTGCCCAGTCCTCGAACCATGTTTCAGCCTGTGCCCGCCATGAGTTCGGGTCTGGCCCACGGTGGCCGACGTAGGGCCGCGTCTTGGGAAGCTGGAGCGGTGTTTCCCGTTTGCAGTGGACCGTCCACTTCCAGTAGTCCGGCAGCCCTTTGAAGATGCGTGCCCAGCGGGAAGGCTCGCGGTGGATGTGAACGGTGTCGTAGATTTTGCCCAGCATGACGCGCAGGTCGCTCTCCATCTGCTCGTACTTGGGCTGCTGGGAGAACTTGTCAGGGTTTGTATACAACTCCGGGTCGTCGGGGTCCAAGCTCTCGTACTTCATCCCGAACAGGTCGTTCTTGAGCCGGTAGCCCCGCTTCTCAGCCTCCTGTTTGATCCAAGCCCGGACCTGACCCATTGACTCAGCGTCGATTTGCCAGACGGGTTCGCCGCCGCACAGGTCAAGGCCGCCGGTTGGGCGCTCCATGAGAGTGGCGGCGAAGTAGCGGCTGACGAACTGGCCCTGAGCATGGTGGAACTTCATCCAATCGGTGTAGATCAGGTCGTAGAACTCCACCACCGGCTGAATTTCAGGCGCTGCGAGCTTTCCGTCTTTGAACACCCTGCCTGCCGAGGGCTGGTCCCAGACCAGCTTGACCCGGAACGGTCGGCCCGTGCCCGCGCTCACGATCTCCATGCTGATCGGCTGGTTGGAGCTTGCCGCCGTGCGCTCGATGGTGCCCTCGATGTCTTCGGGGTCTTCGGGGTCGTCGATGCCCTCGCCCACCTTCTTGCGCTTCTTCCAAGCGGGAGGAATGATGGCTTCCAGCGCGTTGTCGAAGGTGGCGTGGGTGGTTGGATCGTTGGCGATGGGACAAGCGGTCCAGCGGTGCGCCTCGTGGTACTTCCGGGCCTCCGGGGTCATGACCTCGACCGGCGCGTCCTCCATGTCGTCGTAGTAGATGGAGCCGATGTGGAAGCGGGCGGTGACTCCGAGTTCGCTGTCGACGTGGAAAACAGCCCAGTGGTTGTATGCAGATTCGATCTCGATGCCGGGGTGCGGGGTGCCGGTATAGCGCTGCAATTCGGCGCGGACATCGAAGTCCTCGTCGGCTTCCAAGAGACGGTACGCAAGGAGTCTGGCCTGCACGCTTTAACTACGGCCACGGTAGTTAGAACAGCATGAGCAAAAGCGCAAAGCAGATCGTCGACGCCCTGCTTGAATACGGCATCGACCCCGACGCTCCACGGCCCGGAAGCCCGGAAGACCCCTGGCGTCAAAGCACCGGCCCTCTGCCCCCGATGAAGTTCGGCGGGCGGCCCGGACCCCCGGAGGACGAGGAAGAAACCGTGCCGCTGCCGCCCCCGGTGAAGAAAAAGACGCCGCTGCCGCCCCACGGCGGCCAGCCTGCGAGTTCCCGTTTCAACTGGAAGCCACCCACAGCGTAATGGAAGGTTCACGCGACGATTATCTCCGGCAGGTGGCTGCCGGGCTAGGGCCGCTCCAGAAGCTCATGCTTGATCTGGAAGTGGCCGTCTTGGGCACTGCCCCGGAGCGGATCGTCTCGCAGTACCACCACATGCCGGAGACGCTGGAGCAGTGGCTTGAGCAGCCCGGCGGCAACCCGCTGTGGTACATGGGCGACGGCGGCTACAGCCGCGTCGTCTGGGGCACCGACACCGGTAACCTCTGGCTGACCTACAACAGCAGCAGCAAGGCCAAGGCGAACTGGGACAAGGCGCTCCCGCAGCGCGAGGCGCTGGTCAAATACCTGAAGGCCGAGTACGAGCGCCTGCTGGGGCACCCCCGCGAGTGGCGCACCGAGTCCAAGGCGGAGAGGATTGTAAACACTCTCTTGGAGATTCGCTTTCAGGACCGGCTTCCCCCGCGCCAGCAGTTCGCTGACCAAGAGCAGGAGATCGAGCTAGCGACTCGCCAGCCTTTCACCGCGCTCGACTACGCCCTGCAATACGGCCCCAACCCCAAGCTCTGGGCAGTCATCAAGGGAAGTGTATACGAACCTCAGTACCGCAAGCGCTTTCATGTGGCGGAGTCAGGGCCGAAGATGAAGACCCTCAAGGCCAACCGGGTGGACTTGGACGACGACGAGCGCAAGGAAGTCATGCGCCGGGGCGCAGTCTGGCACAAGAATGAAGGCAAGCCCAGCCCGGCAGTCTGGAAGGCTGAGGTTAGGGGCAAGACGTGGTACGTGTGCAACACGCACCGGGCTATGCAGGTGAAACCAACCCTCAAGGGCGCTATCCGGGCGTTCCGATTTATCAAGACGACGGCATGAAACTGACCGCCCAAGAGATCGTGTGCGAACTGGTCGAAGAACTGGGCGCTCCTTTTGCCAAGACCAAGACGACGTTGCAGTACCGTCCTTTCCTGCTGAATGGTGACTGGAAGTGGTTTTGGGTTCTGCTGCCCTCAGATCGAAGCAAGGCGCTGGCCACCGGGCAGTCTGACAGCCGGGCCGAAGCGGCTACGGCAGCGCGGCAGCAGGCCCGAAAACTGAGCGTTGTCATCGACAAGATTGACGTGATGATGCCTTACTCTCCAAAGACATGATTCGACGCACCATCGCTTATGCGCCCAATCTGCCGCAGGTCCGGGTGGCTTATGTTCCCAACACGCCGCTGCCGCCCGCCTCGCCGATCCCGCCGATTACGACCTACCTCATATCAGGGAGTGTGGCTGAGGCAGGTGTTGGCTTCGCAGCAGCGCTGCAAGTGGACGGGCTGGGCACCATCACGAGCGCCGCGTCGGGCAGCTACGGCTTTCAGGTCATTTCCGGTTACTCTGGGACGGTCATCCCTCACCAGGCTTACGGCACATTTGATCCAGCGCTCAGGATGTATACAAGCGTCGGCAGCGACTCCCCCAGCCAGCATTACGCTTTCTACCCTGACCTGTACTTTATGGAGGGCTTCGTCACCAACAACGGAACCTCTGCCAGCGTAGTCCTGCTTACAGATGGACTCATCGCGATTTCTCCTGACGTGCTGGACGGCTACTACGCCTACGACTATGTGGGAGGCTGGAGCGGCACGATTAGGCCGATTGTTTACATCACCAATCCGAGCCAGCGCGTGTACAGCAGTCAGGTTGGCGATCTGACCGGGCAGGACTTTGACGCGCCGACGCCGTTCCTCTTTAGCGCCGCCAACCTCCTTGGATGGTCTTGGTCGTTGGTCGAGCCTAACCGGTGGTTCGTCGCGGCTAGGAACCCGGTTGATTCGGCGCTCACCGTGGTTGGGACTGTAGCAGGCACGGCCACCGGCTTCGACACAGGCACCAACACAGGCACCTACTACAGCGTCTACGGTGTCAACGGAGCGTCAGTTCAGAACACGTACCAATCCAACGAGGTCATGACCACACCGCCGCTTCCTTCGGCTCACATCGTGACCGGCGCGTTGACCGATTCCGGCACCGCTATGGTGGGAATCGGGGTGGAGATGACCAGCTACGGAACGCTGGTCACTAATGGTTCCGGCACCTACAGCCAATACGTGCCCGCTGGCTGGAGCGGCAGCGTGGTGCCCCACTCCACGGGCGGCACGTTCAGCCCGGAGTTCCGCACGTACGTCAGCCTTGGCACCGACGCCTACAATCAGGACTTCGCCTTCTACGGCACGACCGTTTCAGGCGACTGCCCGCTGCCCGGTACCAACGTGAACATCCCGCTGCCGATGGGCAACAACGCCAGCCGGAACGTCATCGACCCTATAAACAATCTCCTGTGGGTCATCGACGAGAGCAACACCAGCGTCTACTACGTCGACGTGGTGGCGGGAACCTATGCGGGTTCTGTGGACGTGAACTCGCCCTTTGGCAGTTCAGGCATCGCTTACGACCGGGCCAACCGAAAGGTGCTGGTCACCACCTACGACGGCAGCCTCGCTTTCATCAACCCGGTGACCAAGGCCGTAACGTTCTCGGACTTTGTCCAGCGCTGGCCCAACTACCACATGCTGGCGGTCAGTGATGCAGGCACGGCTTTTGTGGCGGACTACCGCAACGACTTTGGCTGGCTCTATGAGGTGAACTGCGCGACCGAGCAGCTTATCACGCGCTTCTCGTTTACGCCCGATGCGGTGTTCACCGACAGCATCGCGTACGCGGAGAACATCCAGAAATTGGTGCTGATGAGTTCGCTACCGCTTGACCAGTGGTTCTTCGTGTTCGACCCGGTTACCGGGGTGTTCACGCCCAGCGTGCTCCAGACGCCCGCTTCCTTCTCTTACGAGAACTACTACGTCCGGGCTTTGGGCCACATGCTCATGTCCCGCGACGGCTCTACCGCAGTGGAGGTCGTCGACATCTCTGCCGGAGCTAACGCCACGATCCTCACGTCGCTGTCCGGGCCGACGCGCATCAGCGACGCGACGGAAGACACCTGCCGCAGCTACTTGTTTGTCAGCAACGGCAATGATTCGGTTTGGGAGTACACGCTCGACGGAAGCTACGCGCTGCTCAATCAGTTTGACAACGGAGGTGCCGGTCTTGACGCGGTAGGTTTGGCGCACTCGCGAGCGACGAACCTCGTTTACTACGAACAGTGGAGTGGGACGCCGATCCCGGTGCGCTCGATTACCGCCACCTTCAACGGGCAGTTTATCGCCGACATCTATGCGGCATTGAAGACTTTTGACGGCGCGGCGGCCTATACGCCCGGCGTGGCCGTGGTGACGGATGGGTCGTATGGGCCGTCGTTCAGCGGCGTGATGAGCGGCAGTCTTACCGGTGTGGCCAACCCGGAGGACTACGAGGTCAGGATTTATCACGTGGCTGACATCGGATACTTCCAGGGCACTGGGGTTTTCAGCTATGCGGACATCGGCTTCACAGGCTCCTATGGCTACTCGTACAGCGGAAGCGCGGCAGGTACCGTGGCCAATTACGCTGGCAGCAGCGCCCAGTACCGGGTGGATGTCTACGTGCGGACGGACGCGGACTACTTCCAACAGAGCAGCAATGTTTTCATAGCGGCGCTGGCGTGGGGCGGCTCGTACGCTTATGGGTATACGGGAAGCGTGTTTGGCCGCGTCACCGACCTCGACGTGGCGGAGTTCGGAAGTTATCGGGTTGGCGTCTACGCCCGCATTCCGGGTGATACGGATTACATCCAGGGAACAAGCTCGATTGATCCGAACGGCTGGTTTTCAGTCAATCCGGTCTTTTCGGGCGACAAGGTAGCCAAGCTTGAGCGCCTTTCTGACAGCGAGATTTTTGGTCAGACCGACACGGCTGGCTCGAATGCGTGGGCGAGCAACCAAGGCTTGGACCCCGGTATCAAGGTGGCCAAGATCGTTCGCCTGTCGGACGACCGCATTATTGGCAGCACAGACTCAGCCGGTGCTGGCAAGTGGACTTTCGGCGACAGCGGCACCAACTGCCGTCTGATCCAACTCTACCAGCGCTCCAACGGATCGCTCGTCGCTGAGACATACTTTGGCCAAGGGCTGCTGCGCTCGTACAACGTGCCGCTGTCGGACCCCGACTGGTGGGTTTTGGGCCACCGGAACTACACCTACGACCAAGCGGCTGCGGTTGTGGCAGCCTGCCAAATGGACGACCAACCTACCGCAGAACGTTGGGTTGGTGGTCTTATGGCCGCTGTGCGCGTCGACGACCAATGGTCGTTTGCCGTCAACGCCATTTCGGGTCAATTTGACGAGGGGTACTACCGCAACGGAGCACAGTTCTGGTGCGGGTACGCGCTGCTGTTTTTCGTCCAGAAGTTTCCGGCTTCGCTGCTTGTCCCAGAAGTTACCGCGCAGGTTCAGCGCTGGCTGACGGCAATGGAGGCGTACTGGAAGACAGACCCCGACTTTCAGCAGAACACGTATACCGGTGGCCGTGGTCGCTATATCCTTCCGCTCTGGACTTTTGACGCAGGTTATACGCCTGCGTGGTCGAGTACGGAGCACAACACGGATGCCTATTTTGCGGTCAAGCTCGCGGGCACTGTGCTGGGTGATGGCACCTTGGTTCAGCGTGCCGCCGACATCGGTGCCGCTCTCCAGACCAATTACTGGTTCTCTGGATCGGATCGAGGGTACCAAGGCCAAAGCAATGGCACGACGCACGACACGGCTCACGCGCTCGACGTGGGTTCGTGGCTGTCGTTCGTCTTCCGCAGCCTTGGCGATAGCGCCAAGCAGCAGGCGTGCGTTGACATCACGTCCCAGTACGCTGTGAGCATGAGCGGCACCATCAGCGGGTATACGGCATATTTGGCTGAGTACGGGTACCCTTTGGCGTCCGACTCTCTGTGGGTCGAAGGAACTTTTGGTGTTGTGCTCGCCAAGTACGCCAACGGCGCGGTCGCTCAGGCGGTCACCGAGTACAACCAGCTTCAGCCTTTGCTCACCGCCACTGGGTTCAGCTACGTGGTGCAGAACGACCCGTCAAATGAACTTCGTGATTGGACAAGCGTGGCTTCGACGGCTTGGGGAATTATTGCTGCCCGGCCCGGCGGCTTCTGGGAAATCACGTGAGAACTAGGTCGCCGTAACCGTCTGCTTGGCCGCAAGATACTGGCGCTGGGCCTCGACCTTGGACTTCTTGCGAAGCTCCAAAAGGGCCGTGGCCTCCTGACGGTAGCGCCAGCAGAAGCATTGGGCGCTGGCGCGTATCAGCGCGTCTTTGTCTTTCCGGCTGAGCTTCTGCTCGCGGATGTTCTCGCTCAGTTCAGCGTACTGGGCACGCCACTCGGTGCGCCATGCGAGGTATTCAGCTTTGTTCGTGAACCACTTGTTTTGAGCATTCATTTGTTTACAGGAGTTGGAGTCTGCGGATGAACTTGGGGACTTCGGACTTGGACGCCGGGCCGAAGCCCAAGGCGGTGATGGTGGGCCTGCCGTCAAAGAAGTTGGGACAGCCGGAGTCGACCACGAGGTACGTGGGCAGACCGGCGCGTTCCGCTTCTTCCTTAGCTCTCAGCAGGTGATGCAGGGGTGCTTGAAGGCACACCTTGGTACCGGGGAGGTCGGCAGCATAAAGCTCAGCAGCCGTTGGTGACGACTGCTGGGCGGTGAGAAATGCGCCGAGATAGGCGTGGCCCGATTGGCTGGCGCACTTTCCGGGGGACATGCCTATGTCATTGCGGACCACGGCATATAGAGACACGACCTCCGTAGAGGATTCGGGGGTCGTCCGACAGTCTGAAACCTACGTCTCTTTCATTGGGCGAACTGTATACGAAGGCCGGTTTGCTGTCAACACCTAGTTCGTGACCGGCTGGAGCCGGTAGAACAGCACTGGTTGCGTACCCACGGTGTCGCTGGTCAGGGAGAGGCTAACTGCGTCGTAAACTACCGCGACCGGCCACCATGTCACAAGGTCTGTGCTGGCGTCGATCTGGTAGGTTCCGCTGATGTTGGTGAACGCCCACGCAGGAGCGGCCTTGGCCAGCGCAGATTGCCGCGAGGCAAGGAGAGGTCCGGCTACGGCTTTGGCTCTGGCCTTGGGTGCAAGCACAGGAAGCGGAGGCACCCCCGGTGGCGCAGGCGGCATGGGTGTCGCTGCGCCCGGCGCGACCGGAGCTTCGGGTTTCTGAACCGTCGTACAGCCAGCAAGCAGGGCGGCAATCAAGAGGATTTTCTTCACATCAACAAGTCTTTTGCGACGGAGAACTTGATGTTGCGGTTCCACTTTTGTTTGACCTCCGGGCCGGGCGTGATGGTCATTTCACTGGGGATCACACCGTGGAGAGCCAAGAGCGCGTCGATCTCCGCTTTGGCCTTCTGGTACGTGGTGTCATCGTGGATGACGCTGAACATGATGGCCATGCCCTGTGGGCGCGGGAAAGCGCCACCGTACTGGTCGTGCAGGTCGATCAGCAGGTCCGGCAGAGCTTCGGTCAATGTCATGCTCTAACTACGGCGAGGCCAGTCACTCGGCTTCCCCTGCCACTGGCTGAACACGTCCTGCGCCAGATCGCTGATGGCTTCCTGCTGCCAGAATTCTTCCAAGGCGTCGTCGGCCCGCGCCTGTTTCAATTCGTCGGCCATGTTCAGCTTTAAGTTGTCGATGGCGATGTCGACGGCGTGGGTTGCGGTCACCATCCGCACCGCTTCGGCCTCTGGCATGTCGAAGGCGTCTACAAGTTCCCGTACGATGGCGTCGCCGGTTACCCAGCCCTTCACCCACTTCTTGCCGGTGACCGCCGTGACCACCTTCTTGGGCTTCTTGGGGCGCATCGGTGGACGCCCGTCGTACTTGGCTTTGATGGCGTCCATTTCGGCCCACGTTTCTGCGCTGGCTGGGGCGCTGTAGAGCGCCCAGAACCTTTCGGCGTCGGCTTCTTCGTCCTTCATGCCTTCGATGGAGTCCTTGAGAACTTGGAACTCGCTCAGGGTGAAATTCTCGCCCACGTCGAACATGGCCGGGCGGGGAATGCGGGAGTCCATCTCGGTCCAGAGGTCGGGAGGCAGGCCGCGCTCCAAGAGGCGGCGCTTGTCGATCTCCGGGCCGATCTCGATGACGATGTGACCTTCCTTCAGGCGGGGTGCCACAACGCTCTCGTAGCGCCACAGCGCGTCGGAGACGTGGAGGATGCCGTCCACCAAGGGTGTGAGCCTGCGGCCCTTGCTGGCCCTCTGGAGCGCGTCCACGGTGCTTTGGAACGGACTGGTGTCTACCACGGTGGACGGCCAGCCAAGGCTCTCGGCCCAGTTTTCCAGACGCCGGGCGTAGCTGTGAGCAGCTTTCCCGTTGATTCTGAAGTAGATACCCGGTACAGGCTCCGGCGGAGCGGCGACGGTTGCGACGGCAAAGCCCAGTGATTCAGCCACTTCCACAGCATCATCCACAATCTGTTGGGGTTTGTGGACTCGGTTGGCCCCAAGGTGTATGGCCAGACGGTCGGTGCCGTTCAGGTCGCCAAGCTCGTTGACAGGTGCCCACCGAACCTTGGTCACGTCTCCACCGCCGGGCCGGGCTTCGGCTTGGTCGGTGATGGCGTAGAACAGGTTGACCTCGCGCCCCGGTCCTCTGGCAGCGTGCCTTGCCCAGATCAAGGGTTCTGGCTCCACGTCGAGGCCAGTCTCCTCCTTCACTTCCCGCTTGGCGGCTTCCGCGTGGCTCTCGCTGCCTTTGGCGTGGCCGCCGGGGATGCTCCAGCGTCCTTTCTCGTCGGCAACCAAGAGCGCTTCCATGCCAGCCTCGCCGGAGCGGAGGACGACGCAGAGGTTGGACTGATCCACCGCTTCAGTGAGCCGGTCAACGATGAGCTTTGCGTTCATCATATCATGTCATGTTCAGAGTGACCACCGTGTCTCCGAGCACAACGAAGCTGACCGGGTTGGTCAGGTACGTGTTGCCGTTGATGACCCAACTACCGAATGTATACGAAAGCACGGTCAAGATTTGATTCTTGGTCACGTCCACGAAAGCCGAGGTAAAGGCAGTGGCGTCGGAGCCGCCGTTGCGCAGGATTTCCAAGTCCCACTCGGAGCCAGCCAGCGGCTGCGGGTCCGGCACGACTTCGGCCACTTGGCAGTAATCGACGACGACATCCTTAACCAAGTCGCCGGAGACGATGGTGTTGAGCGTGGACGTGAGGTAGTAGGGAGGCGACAGGTCTTTGATGTATACAGTCGTCCCCTTGCGGCCAATCGCCGGGCTGGCGGCGATGTCGGTAATCTGGGCGTTGACTACACAGGCCAACTGGACTTCGGCAGCTTGGAGTGCTGCTGTGATGCTGGCTTTGGTCACGACTCCGGCGGTGAGGTCTTCGCGGCCCTCGTCGGTGATAAGGATAAACAGTTTCACCGCGCCGGGCCGGTACGCGTAGCTGGAAAGTGCAAAATCCATCGCTTCGTACCCATCCTCGTTACTGCCGTTGGTGACCAGCCCAGCGGCGGCGGTTTCCAGTTGGGATGCGGTGCCCCAGTCGCCCCCGCCAACGGCAATCTTGAACGCTTTTTGACCGGGGCCAAAGAGAACGGTTCCAAAGCCTACCATCGCGTAGCTGTTCACGTCGATACCTGCGCCGATTCCGGCAGCTACCAGAGCGCTCTCCAAGAGCGACGGCAGAAACGGTGGCGTGCCCGGCGGTCTGCCGAGCCACGCCTGCTCTGCCAGCATGGAGCCGGAGCAGTCTACGAGGAACACCACGTCCACGTACCCGGTAGCGGGCATGAGGGCAGGAATGGCTGTCAAGGTTATGACTGATCCGTAACGGTAGGTGCCGAGGCCCAAAATGACGGCGGACCCCGGTGGCGCAAGGATGCTGCTAACCACCACGTCAGGCACCGGGATGGTGGGCGGGAACAGGCCCAGAGCTTCCGGCATCCAGAAGTCTGACTGGGCCACGTAGATGCCTTGCTCGATCATCCACGGCTGGCAAGCCACAAGGACGGGTGTCGAGAGTAGGGTGTCGTAGTAGGCTTTGGCTTTCTTTTCGTCTTCGTCGAAGTAGAGGCCGCGTGGCATCAAGGCAGGCTTGCCGACGTGTCCGGCTTTGCTTTTCATGAAAGCGCCGACTTGATGGACTGTGCCGGAACTATAGGCGGTGCCCGCGCTTTCCGTCGCGTAGAACTTTTGGCCTTCTGTGAAGGTAGTTCCGTTGTACACAACAAAGGTCGTGTCCACTTCGTACTGGCGGCCCGGCGCTAGGCCGTCTTGTGCGATGGCAGGAACTTCGCGCAGGCGAGGGGTGCAGACCTCCGTGAAGCTCATCCAGTTCTCTGAGGCGTCCGGCGTCCAGTATGAGCCGCTGTCGCGGAAGGTCGGGGTGTCCGTGCCGTAATCAGCCAGCGCCAACGCGTAGCCCTGCTGGACGACCCGCTCTGAGCGGTCCAAACACTCCTGCCGCCACGACTGAAAGCCCCGGCTGAGCGGCGTGCTCTGGTACTCGGTGAGCGTCTGCACCTGAACTTGCTGAAGCTGGATCGGCAGCGTGGCGTCTTCAGTGTAGCTCGCGATGAACGGAACGGTGCCGGTGTGCGTTCCCATGCTGACGAACTGCCAGCGCAGAACGTCCGGTGTTTTGTTCTCGCCGTTGACATCGGCGTAGGCGGTGCTGCCGACGAAGCTGCCGGTTATGGCGAAGCGGGCCGTGCTCACGTCCGTTTTCTCGAAGGTGACCTTGCGGATGTGCAGTTCCCCGTTGCCGCCGGTCCAGTAGATCGGGAAAGTGAACGGACCTATGCTGTCCACGTCCACGCCTGCCGCCGAGGTTATGGCGATGTTGCCGTTGGTGGCTGTAAACGGGATGGGAGCCGTGTCTTGGATCACGGTCACGGCGTCGGCTCCCGAAGCCACGTACTGGGCCTTGATCCTGAAGCCGTCGGTCGTCCCGCTGAGGTTGGTGTACTCCAGCGCGACGCTCCACGACCCAAGAGGCAGCGCCAGCCCGAAGTTGAGCGCGTATTGGCGCACGGTGCTGGGCACGACGCCGTACTGGGCGTAGGTGGGCACCGTGTTGGTGCCGGAGAAGGGGTCGCCCGGCAGGTAGAGCGATCCGTTGTATACAATACCATCGCCGTTTTCGACCACGTAAACCTTGTTGCTCACGCTGCCGCTGACGACGTTGATGTCGAAGGTTGCGCCCCCGAGCGTGCCGCTGGTGTCGGACGTGTTCTGCGCTCCGGCCAGTTCAACCAGACCGTTGGGCTTGGAGAGCACGCTGACCCGGTAACCGGCGGCGGGTAACGTTCCGATCATGCTGAACGTGATGTCGTCCGGTACGCTGAAGCTGACGCTGCCGGACTGCATGAGGCCGCCTGCCACAGAGTCGTTGTTGGTGCTGGTCAGGCAGAGGTCTGTGTCGGCAACCTCCATGCCTTCCGGCTTGAGCAGGCCCGCTTTCCCGCGCCAGTACTGAGGGTCCATGCGCTCTGGTATATGGGCCAAGGTTTCAAGGTACTGGCCGAAGGCGATGCCCGGAATCACCATCGCGTAAATCTGGGGCACGTGTACCTCATCCACGCGCTCGCGAATCCATTGCAGGGTTTTGCTCTGCGTGTCGTAGATGATCTCGTTGGCTCCCGGCAGCGCCGGTTCAGACTGAAACACCCGGCGCGTGCCGTTGTCGCTGATGAGCGCGTAGATGTCCGCCTCCTGCTGAACGGTTCCAAAAGATTCGACCTGAACGTAGAGGCGCAGGGCGTGCTCGAAAGGGTTTTTCAGCACTTGCGCCAGCCGGGCGACGTAGCCCGCAAGCTGGTTGTCCCGGTCAGCGAGGTTGCGGTCGGGGTTCTTGAACAGGTCGCGGTTGAGCGGAAGGACGGCGTTGATGTCCGCCTGCATCGCAGCGCCCTGACCCAGCGACCAGATGCTTGTGCTGGGGATGTCCGTGCCCGCCTGCGGGATGCTGGGGTCGACGAAGGCGCTGGCGCAGGCGCGGGCCAGAACTTCATAGACCAGCGCGTCGCGACCGTAGAGGTCCGCGTCGGCGTATCGGGCGGCGTCGTAGGGGATGCTGACGTTGGTGACGTGGCGTATCTGGCTGCTGAACGTTCCCGCTTCCGTGCCGACGAAGGGAAGCGTAAAAGGGGTTGGGCCTTGGAGGCTGGGCTTGAGGGTCGAGTAGTTGTATACATCTCCGACTTGGACGGAGACTTCCACGACCGCCGCGCCGACGATCAGGTCGCGGTAGGCAAGCTGCCGGTCGCGCTCTTGGTACACCTTGCAGTCAAAGGGAAGGTCCGGGTTGACCGGGGTGAGCGTCCCGCTGGAGGGAGCATCCACCGCTGACTCCCATCGGATGGTGTCGCGGAGCGCGATAACCAGTGCGCTTTCAAGTTGAGCGGCCATATCAGTAATAGAACCTGAGCGAACCGGTTGCGGCTACCGAGAGATCGGTGTTGTTCGTGTTGTTGCTGATGACCACACGGTAAGTTCCGGGGGTTTCCACGACGCACACGGCAAAAGGGTTCGTGGTGCAGTTCTGATCGGTGAAGGAAGCGTAAGCCAGCGGGCCGGTAATCATGGTGCCCCGGTACAGGCCGACGCTGCACAGGCCCATCGCAGTATTCAGGTAGAAGGGAACTACTCCCGGCGTCAGGATGGCGAGGACGGAGAGGGTCAGCGACCTCAGTTCAAACCGCTCATGGAGCGCCAGAGGCAGTTCAGCGATGACGATGGACTTCCCGCTCCGAAGTTCCGTCTGGGCGAAGCTCAGAGGGACGCTCAGGGTGCGGGCGTACCGGTTGGTGGTAATGAAGCCGTTCATGCGCTATCTAGTTCCAGCCGCACGCTGCCAGTGACAGCGAGGCGAAAATCAATCGAGGTCGACGGTGGAATGACAGGGATGGCGTCCGTCGACGGCTGCATGTTGTTGGCGATGATCCACGAGTAGGTGCCGGGCGTGGTCGCCACAATGACGTTGGTCAGCGTGCGGGAGAAGGTGCCGAGGCCAGTTGCGACCAGCACGTCCAAGCCCCCGGCGGCTCCGGGGTTGCCGCTGGAGTAGCTTCTGCGCATGGTGAGGAACGAGAGGCCGAGGTTGCCGTAGGTTTTGTTCCCGTTGGTGATGAGCGCGGTGTCGACGTTGCACGCGAACAGTTGCAGCGTGGCCATCTTGTACGTGATGCGCATGGGAGCCACGACTTTGACGGTCGCCACGACGACCCAGTCGCCCATGTGCAGGTCGGTGGCCGGGAGCGCGATGGGGAGGTCCACCACGTTGCTCAGCATGTTTTCGGTTATGAATCCCATAAAAATCAGCAGGTTAGTGTCGTAGTCGTCGTTCGTGCATCCTATCCCAGATTTCTTTCTCCTGTTCAGGCGTGAAATCTTCCAGATGGAAATTTCGTTCTTCTGCCTCGCCTGTGCTGTAATCAAGGGTGCTCCATTCCGTGGAGTACCAGACGCCGGTACCAGCGGCGCTGGAAGATGCTTCGTCTGCGCCTTTGTCTCTCAGGAATTTCACGGCCTTGTCTACAACGGTCAGGCCATCTTCACGGTCCCATTCGTCCGGCTCCATGTCTATGCCTTCCTCATCTTCCCAGCCGCTTTCGCTGAAGTCGCCATCCTCCACGCTTTCAGGCGTGGTGCGGGCGTAGGTGATGGTGATGCGCGGGCGCAGAACAGGCATCCGGCGGATAAAGTCTTCAGGGTTTTCCGAGTCGTCCGAGTCGACGTTCTCGCGCACCGGGCGCTCTTTCCAGAGCATGGGGTCTGGGAAGTTGCCCGCGACGCCGGGGGCGTTGGCCGGGTGGAGCGGGTTGAACCAGATGCCGCAGTCGAGGCAGTCGATCAGTCCTTCGTCATCCGCCTCGCTGACGTTGGTGCCTCCGCAGTCGGGGCAGCGGTTGGGCACGAGCCGGTCGAGGTCAGCGCGAGGGTCCAGCGCATCCGGGTCAGCATCCAGCAGCCGATGCACAACGCGGCGGGCTTCGGCCCGGCTTTCGGGAAAATGTAAGCGCTCAGACATTGAGGATGCCTTCAGCTGACAGCCTCTCCTTGGTCGGCACTCGAAACTTCGTGCCCTCCGGCACACTGACCAAGGGATCGAGGATATTGTTTACACTGGCCAGCACCCACCAAAGCTGCGGGGTGCCGTAAAAGTCGCTGGCTAAGAGGTCGAGGCGCGGCACTCCTGCCGAGGGCATTGACCACAGTTCGTCGCTATCGTTGGGCACCACCGCAGGTTGCATCAGGCCAAACACGATGGTATCGCCGCCCAGATCGTAGATCGGGGTCTTGGCGAACATCGAATACTGCGGCAGTTCAATACGTTGACCAGCCATACGCCATAACTACCCGCCCTAAGCCTTGAACACTTTGGAGCGCGTGTAGCCTCTCGCTGGCAGGGGAATTGCGACAGGCGGCGCTTCCTGTTCATACTGCTGCATTTGCTGCCCCGTGTACATCGACGGAGCGTTGTGGCTCGACATGCTGATCTTTTCCTCCGAGTTGACGGCGTTGAAGTAGGCTCCGGCAGCGCCGTCGGTGGTGTCCTTGGAGTTGTGTACGAAGACGCCCGCCTCTAGGCCAAAGTTTTCAACACCGGGAATTGAAATATCGTATACATCTGTAGGAGGAACCGTTACTGAGCGGCAGGATATAACCTTGTGATTGCGCGGTAGGCATTTTTGAAGGCGAATCGTTGCGGCTTTTTGAATGGATTGACGGTGTTTAGCCAAACGTTCCGGTGACCAGTTCTGTCGATTTTCGCGATTTGTTCGCGCAGCGGTTTTAGCTGAGTTTTGTCTACCAGTTTCGGATTTTGCGTAGTCAGCGAGGCGCTGGGTCATTTTAGACCGGTAAACAGGGTCAGCCCATCTGGCTTTATTGCGTTCGGATGTGCGCTGGCTGGCGGCTAGTGAAGTTACGGAGGCGTGCAGACGGGCTTTTTGTTCCGTTGTCATGCCTTTGTATACAATCTTGCCAGCTTTTTGTTTTTTAGCGATAAAAGCAGAGTTGTTGCTGTAGCGCATTTTGAATGTCAAAGCGCGTCGTTTCACGATTTCAGGATTAGAAGTGGCTTTGGAGATTAGAACATGCCGCCGATTGTGCTCGCTCGCGGTCAGACGCTCAAGCAGGTCTGGGTCGTTGTTGAGTGAGTTCAGACTTGCGTGATGAATAACCTCACCAGTTCTGGCCGGAAAACCACAGTGTTTGGCTACGAGTTTGTGGGTCATGCGCCAGTTGCCTTCGCTCCAAACCTGTTCGTAGTAGCCGGTGCCGCGTTGGTATCTTACTTTGTACAGCTTTGTATACAGCGGCATCAAACTATCCCCAGCCTTTAGATTTTTGGCCGCGCAGTAACCACCTGTCTTGAGCATGAATCGGTGGTCAGGTGTGCAGCGCACGACTTTTTGATTATCGAGCGTGACTTCAACAAGCTCTGTGACGGTTTTTGTTTTTCTGGCGTTGACTGCTTTTGCAGGTATTACTTCTCCTTTGCCTGTGTTGGCGTAAATCCACACTGGTTTTGTTTCTTGCGCGAGTTCGGTCAGTGACTTGGTTGTGCCGTTGAGCAATTTTACCTTAGTGTCGCCGGTAAAACAGCCGTCGGGCGGATGGTCGAACTTCTTGTCCATCTCCAGCAGGTTCTCCGCCTCGCGGATCATTTGCTCGTTGCGGGGCAGCCGTATGCGGTGTTCCTCGAATCCGGCCCGCCAAGCGGTGTATACGGATTTGTCCTTGTCGACAGAGAGCTTGTCGACTTTGAACTGGCGGGCTTCCAATTCCTGTAGGGGCATGACGGACTGGTACATATCTGCTGTAATCAAGCCGAACCGGTAGCTGCACATGTCCCTAAGCCAGAAAAAGAACTTCTGAATCTTACCGAGGTTGATCGGTTTGTTCTGCCCGGCGCAGATGGTCAGGATGAAATCGTACTCCACGATCAGGCGGTATTCGGCAAACGGCTCCCCGTCCTTGACCAACCCTTCCACAAGCTGGCTGCCCGCCAAGTGGCAGACTGCGACGCCCGCCAAGCTCTGCGTGGCCAAGTCCAGATGCGCGTAGCGCTGGCTCTGCGGGTGGCGGATCGGCTGGATGCGCGAGGCGACGCGGGTGAGGAAGGATTTGTGTTCGAGGTAGTCCCAGATGTTCTTGTTGTCCTCCGAACTGATGGGGATGCGCTGGATGCCGGGCTTGAGCGGGTTGGGCACCCCTTCCTGCGCGGCCACCTGTATACAATGCTCGATGTCGATGAGGCTGGGAAAGAGCCGGTGAGCGCCGCCGCAGGAGATGCCGGACAGGTTTTGAAGCTGGGACTTGCAGTTGCGCCGGTACGCCTCGTGGTAGAACTTGGGCACCAGTTCGGTCTTGGCACCGTTGGGCGGCTCCTCGTGCGGCTCATCAAGAACTGGCTCTCCGTCCTCCGTGTACCAGCCGGACATGATGAACGGCTCCATGTTCTTCAGGCCGTAGGCGACCTTGAACCAGTGATGGTCGGGGCCGATGCCGGTCAGGGCGTGGCGCTTGATCTTGTAGACAGCGTTGCGGAAGACGATCTGGCTGATGGGCCGAGGCTCAACACCCGCCGGGAGCTTGCGATTTTCAAGATCGCGCTGGCGGTTGGATTCTTCGATTTCTCCGACCACCTTCTCCGTGAAGCTGGACTCGTCTTGCGCGGATGACGCGATGATGGAGATGGCCGGGAGGTACGCTTCGATTTTCTGGAAGCGGTTGGCGATGCGCGTGCGGACCTGATCGTAAAGCTCGTACGCCTTGAGGTCTGGGTCTTTTTCCAAACGGAAGTTGCCCTCGTCCAGCCCGATGCCGACAAGGTTGCGCCCCAGCACATGCTGGCCCTTGGACCCGGCGGTGAGCCAGATGCGCGAGAGGCGTCCGTCGGGCAGGGTGTTCTCCATTGGCACGCGGTAGCCGCTGTAATCAAGCTCCGCGTTGTACTTGCAGACCTCCAAGAAGTAGGGGCTGTCGGACATGTAGGTCATGGCCGTGCCGAAAGCTGTGTCCTTGACCGCCTCCTTGGTGACGGACAGGAGATTGTAGACAATGTTCGAGTTGCGGTTCAGCCCGAAGAAGTGCTGCGGGTTCTTCAGGTACGTGGCAATGCACATCCGGTAGAGCAGCACGGTCACCATCATGGCCGTGTTGTGCGTGACCGTGAAATCTTTGAGCAAAAACCGGTGGTTCCCATCAAGTTCAAAACCGTAGTAATCGCCTTCGTCTAAAGGTATTACAGCGAACTTCGTTTTCAAGCAGTCTGCCTGTCGTTGGTGCCCTGTGATTGGGCTGGTGACTGGCTGGCCTTTTTTGCCTGTCTGTTTGCGCAAAAGTTTAGGATTTGCGTCGTAAGCGCCGGAGATGATCGTCCTGTAGTAGGCCGTACTATTGCAGATTTTGATTTTTGTCTGGGCAAAGTAGCCAAGCGATTGGGCGAGAAAACGGATTGAATCAGCAAACTTCTTAGGCTTTACTGTGATCTCGTAGACTCCGTTGCTCTGTTTGGCGGTTCGATTTTTTGCGCGTTTACCGCCTGTTGACTTGGAGCCATCCGTGTCTATAAGACCGGCAAAGACCTTTTGCCTGACGTGCTTTGAATTGAATAGATAAGCAGAAGGAATGTGCTTTTCCTGTGAGCCGTCTAGAGCGCAAAGACCGTAGCTCTTGAGTAAGTTTCTAAGTGGATTGCCGTCGATCCTGGCCTTTTTACGGTCTATAACGGAAGCGGAATAGGTTTTGGCCGCATTGCCGCGCTTGTCTACACCGACCGTAACGTGAAGTCCGAATGACTGCGCATAGGCCGTGTGGTAGGCCGCTATTTCGTCATCTGCGGTCGTTATCGTTGGAGAATCCGTATCTCCGTCGCCAAGCCAAAGCCCAAGCCAGTACGGGTCTACGGCCACAGGTTTTTCTACCCAGTCGCAGCCTGTCCTATAAAGACGTGCCTGATGGCGCTTTTGTCGTGGCCACTTCAAAAAGTCAGTGACGCTGACGTGTTCAATTTTTGAGCTGACCGAGCTTTTAAGGCAAAGGACGTGAGCATCGTTGCAGACAAACGGTTCACCTTTCGCCGGATAAATCTGGTACAGTGGCCCGCGCCCGCGTGTTGTAGACAGCACCTTGCGTGGCGTTGAATCGTCTCCCATCAGGAGTTCACCTGCTTTGATTTCCTGCACAGGCTTGACTGTTCCGTCTGACATCAAGCATAACTCGTTGTAGCCTAAACACTTACCTATGCCCAGTGATCCGGTGATTACCATGTTGTGGATGCGGCTGTTTACATTCAGGTGGGCGCTGAGCAGTTCAATCCACGCAGGCCAGATGCCCTCGTTTTCGCCTTCAATGGGCCGCCACGATCTGCCGAGGAAGTAGTCTTTGAGGATGAACTCCTCGATGTCGGGCGGCTTCTTGACGTAGTCCAGACGCCAGAGTTCGCTGTCGGCGTTGAGGCAGCCGGGGCTGCCCGAGCGCATGATGGCAGCCAGTTCGTCGAACCGTTGCTGCTCCAGCGGCGTTAAAGACGAGTCGCGTATGCCCGGCGTGATGTTGCGCTCCCCCGTCAGGGTTTGCTCCATCGCCCGGTCAACCCGCTCCGTCACCATGCGGTGCGTTACCGTCTTGGGAGTAGCGTTGTCGGGCGTAGAACTCATGGACCGAAAAACCTTTGGCTGTTACGTAGTAGCG